GCGGCGATTCTTGGGTTGAGATTACCGCGACACCAAAAACCATCGAGGTGCACGACGATATCATCACGCTGCTATTGCATCACGGAGGATTCAAGCATAAGACGGTATCAGGTGAAATCAGCATTGAGCGCGGAACGCTTGTCCGCTATGAGGTGAAATAATGGCTGCATGGGTATTGATTATCTTGATGAGCACCGGGCCGGATCACGTATACATGGAAAGTCAGCAAGCATGTAACAAGGCTCGGGAAGTAATTGCAGAAAACAAGCCGTTCGGATACGAAGTAAAAACAATGTGCGTTAAACGATAGCAAGAATTGCTAAACCTTCCGCAAGGCCATTTGATATAGTGGCCTTATTGAAGCACGGCAACCAATCAGAGGAATCAGCTATGGCTACACGACTCACGCAGTGGCAGATTTACGACAAGGCTTCACGCCTTCGTGAATCACTTCGAGGTCTGACACCGAACGATCGCATGGAAATCATCGGTCATGCATTGCACGAACTAACGTCTCAGGACGTAATCTATCATTCGTGCGGCAATAAGTTATGGAACGTAACATTTGAGGTAAAGAAAGATGAGCAAGATTCACAAACTTAAGATCAATCCTGTACATTTCATTGGTGTAATGAACGGAACCAAAACGGCAGAGTTCCGCATTAATGACCGCAACTTCCAGCTTGGCGATATCCTGGAGCTATGCGAGTTCGATCGTGACGAGTTTACCGGGTGGGAAGTTCACGCCAGGGTGTCCGATGTTACAGACGTGACGCCATACATCAATCGCGGGTATGACGATCAGGAATGCGACTTCACGCAATACGTGATGTTATCAATCAAACCTTACAGGAAGGTTAGACCATGAAATTTGAATGCGTATCAAGTGACGGAACGGGATTTAAGTGGGGAAAAATCTACGAAGGCGCTCGCGTCAATAACGACAGCTTCGTTGTCGTGGATGAGCACGGTAGCAATGTGAACATCATCCGTCGTCACGAATACCAAGAAATTTTCCTGCCGTATGGCGGTAGTTCAAAATATATCTTCCATCGAATCGTGGATGGTGTTAAATTTAACGACGTAATCGAAGCAATCAACCAACTGCATAATAAAGAGGTAAAATTTATGAAATTTGAATGTATCAGTGATAACACCAAAAAATTTACTGTTGGCAAAATCTACGACGTTCCTACTGAGCACGCAAAGCACACTGTAGCGCTTACTGACGACACGGGCCGTCACCGCATTGCTACCGTAACGCATAATGGCGAAGGTCTGCGATGGAATAGCGGCAGCACTAAGTTTGCAACGTTCGGCAAGAAGCGTAAGCGCACTTTCTGCGTTAAAGGCAAGGTTGCAGCAAACAAGATCCACAACGTCAAGCCGTCGGAAGTTGACAGCAAGCCAGCACTTAAGTTTGAAGATAAGGCAGATTTGTCTGGTCTGGCTATCGCTCTTGTTCTCCTGGTTGCTTCGATTTCTCTGATGTTCATCATGTAATTTTAACGGGGAATCGGCTCTGAACGGTTCCCCTTTATTTTGGAGAAAACACTATGCCAGACTTTTCTAACTGGAATAACGAGCCGCCATCATTTCAGGAGTTGCTATTCTGCCTCTTGGTCCTGACATTATCTCTTAAGGGTGTTTTATGGCTACTATCATGACAGCAGAAGATGCAGCACGCGACGCAGTGGAAGGAATGCGCCCAAATACCTCCAGAATAGCACACTACTACAAATCTGAGGTGTCGGCAGTGCAATTGGTCAACGAAATTTTAAGGCTGCCACAAGTCGATTCAGCGCGCGTGGTGACGTGCTTAAAAAATTATTTTTGCATCACTATTAAAACGAATAGCACGAATTGCTAAAACCTATCAAGGGGAATGCGCTATGATTCCCCTACACCAACAAACGAGGAAACGATAATGAAACACTTAATCTGCATTGAAGCGCCTAACTATGAATACACTCTGCACGGCATTGGAATGTTCAAAGGCCACTACATGACAGCAAGCATTTATGATGCGCATCGAGGCGATGGCGATCTAATGATTACTTCAAAAGAAGTTAATCCGTACATCATGCAGAATCTCGGGAACAATGAGTATATGGCTTACGGATGCAACGCGGTGTACAAGCATATCAAGATCCGCAAGCGCGTAGTTCGCGCATTCAAGAAGATTGCAATTAAATACTGGAAGATGAGCAAGAAGGACGCCGGAACATGGGCGCGTAACGTTGCTGATTCATACTTCTATCGTAACGGTGAGTCGTGCTACTTTTTGATCGATGATATTCATGACAATTACGGCGGCTCATTCAGTCAGGAAGAGTTTGATAGCTGGGCTGAATACGAGATCAGTTGCTGGTAATAGCACTAATTGCTAAAACTTGCTCAAGGGCATTTGATAGAATGCCCTTCGTTGAGTTAAGCAACCAATCATAGGAATAAATCATGGATAAAATTACCATTTGGGGTCAAACTATCAACCTGTTTCTCGGCACGCGATGCGTGGCAATCTTTGACTTTGACGGAACGCTTAGTGATGGATCAAAGCGCCTTCACCTGTTGCCGACAAAGGATTTGCACTTAACTGAAAGCTGGTCTGAGTTTAACCGAGCGGCAATATTTGATAACCCAATCCAGAGCACGATTGAGGTTATGAACTCTATGTTTGCTGCCGGGTATCACGTAATAGTTTTAACCGGGCGAAGTGATGAGGTTCGTTACGCATCTGAGTTATGGCTTAAGCATCACGGTGCGAGATATGATTACTTAGTCATGCGACCGCACACAGACAACAGGAAAGACACGGTGATGAAAGAAGAAGCGGTTCGAGCGATCGGTATTGAAAACATCCTGGCAGCTTGGGATGACTCACCGCAAATTATTCCATTATTCCGGTCGCTTGGAATAACAACATATGCGGTAGTTGACTATGGCGATAACATTCACGATCATTTAAAATCGCACGGGGTAGAGAAATGAACCTATACGAATTTATTGCAGCACATCCGGTATTGACGGTTATCATCCTGCTAATCATCAATCACACCATCATCAATATGGCAAAATTATTTTTAGGGAGATACTAATATGAAAACAGCTATCATTTTAAACGGCGCTCCTGGAGCAGGCAAGGACACTATCGGATGCATCCTGGCTGACACTTACGATCATGTAGCTTTGCGCAGCTTCAAAGCACCAATGTTTGAGATTGCTCGGGCAATACTGGGTGAGGCTAACTACGAGTATTTCATGTTCTTGTATGAGGATCGTCGTTACAAAGAAGAGCCAGCGTCAATCCTGAACGGTAAAAGCCCTCGCCAGTTTATGATCTGGATTAGCGAGGAAGTCATCAAGCCACAGTTCGGAAATCGATTCTTCGGTATGCGAGCGGAAAGCAAGGTCAAAGAGTCATATTCTCTGTCAGTATTTACTGATGGTGGATTCAAAGATGAGGTATTGCAGATGATTGAAGGTGATATCCAGGTCAAGCTATGCCGAATCCACCGCAAAGGCTGCAACTTTGACAACGACAGTCGTGATTATATTTACCTGGAAGATATGATCGGGGTTAATGGTTATCAGGAGTGTGATTTTTTCTCTGTCGAAGGTCATCCAGAAATTACCGCTCAGCACATAGCCGCTACGTTCATCAACAAATAGCACGAATTGCTAAAACGTCGGTGGGGTGATTTGATATAGTTACCTCATCGACAACGAAGAGAGAAAATCGAAATGATGGTATCAACTGATAAGTTTTTCACTTGCACTAAAACTTCTGAAGTATTCGAACTCGTTCATACTGATAACGGTGATTTCATGCATGACGGTTGCGACGTTTTCATTGAAGTGAAAGAAAGCGACTATGATGACGGAGTTTATTACAACCCGGCAGTGAACACTCAGTTTTTTACACCGATCGAAGATGAAGGAGAAGAGGCATGATTACGATTAACCTATCAGAGAAGCAAGCTCGTGAAATCCTTGATGCGATCGGCGACCAATTGCACGTAAAAGGAGCAACTGCCGAGTTGCTCAACCAGATCGAAAAGCAACTTACTCCTGTTTCAACGAATCAAGCTGAGTTTGCAGCCTGGAAGAGCGAGCGCATCCTGCCAAATATCATCAAGGCATGGAAGCGCAAGCATAAAAAAGAAATCAATGTTGATGACTTATTTTCTGATGAATTAAGTCCTTCAAAGGTTGCTCAATATCAGTTGCGATACATGGAATCAGTTTGCAATCAGATCTTAAATGTCAACTTTTCATTCGGGAGTGGTAAATAATGTTTGGTTTAAGTGAAGCGGAATGGAACGTGGTAAAGCGCGCGGCGAAGGAATTGAATAAATTTGTTAGCGGAATGAAGAAGGAAGATCGCAAAAACGAAAAGATTATGATTGATGTGATCTCAACTCATCACAAAAAGGTTGAGCTACTCATCGACCGCTACAAGTTTGTATGGACCGCCGGATATATTGCAGGGCGCGTAGGTAACAAAGAGGGTGATTACGAATAATGGCTAACTTACCGAAGAAAGGCGATCAGGTTCGATGTGTTACATCACGCAATGGTGATGCTTTCTCAGCGGGATGCTTGTATGACGTTGAAAAAGTAAGTAAAGCAAAGAGACTCGTATTTGTATACGGAGACGATGGAAATATTCATGAGATTGACTACCCGCAGGATATTACTAAGGGCCAATTTGAAATTAATGATTGACCTGAATCTCTGAGCGGTGATAGTATTAATCCCGTAGACAGACGAGGCGCAAATAAGCGCAACGCGTGAGACGATTCTCACACTTCCAGCTAACAAGCTCGGTTGCATAGTGGTTAAGCAACGCCGCAGACCCGTAAGCGGCAACAATTCAAGAGGATTGCGTAATGCAAAATATCAAAAACGAATCAGTCAAAATCGAAATTAAAGTAACTCGCAACGGCAAAACAACTCTTTATAAAAAGCGGTTAAATCCTGGAGAGGCTGTTATTGGTCGCATCGATGGCGTTATGATTAAGGCGCAAGAAGATGAAGCGATTCAAAGTTAAATTGATCATTCGAAAGATGGGGATGTTTTGCCAATCATGCAAACAATCTTTCGAGACTGAATTATCGGCAACCAGTCAGGCAGAAGCCATCGCGAAAGCAAAAAAACTTTCCGGCGCAAACCTTGACACTCACAAAATAAACATTGAATTAATTAAGGAGATCTAACATGGAAATTTTTTTATGGATTATCGCTGGTATCGTTATTTTTGGTGCTGGTTTATTTTCTGGCTTCGCACTTGTGGCGGCAGCAATTGCGATGGACGCGAAGGATAAAACTGGTGTATGGCTTACCTACTCACCAAAGACGGATCAATGGGAAATGACTGGCGATCTTGCTCACTGCTACTCTAAAGCTCAGACCCACCCTAAAGGCATTAAACGACGATTATCGTGATAAATACTAACCCGCTACGGCGGGTTTTTTTATGCCTGCAATATGGTAAAATAGCACTAAATGTTAAACAAAGAGGGTATATTTATGAGTGAACCTAAGAACGCTCCCGTAGTTCAGGGTGGTAATTTCAAAGAGCTATACAAGAAAAAGTTCGGCACTGTTCTTGCGAAGAATCGGGCCATGACGCCTGAGCAATTATTCGATCTATCAGTTAAGTATTTCGAATGGGCTGAGGACAATGCGATCAAGGCGTCTGAATCAGCCAGCTTTCAGGGTGGCGTGTACGAATCTCTTGTTCATAAGCCTCGGGTGTTCACCTGGACAGGGTATCGACTATTCATCGGTGCAAGTGAGGCAGCTATCATTAAGTGGAAGCGAGAAGAGGAATATAGCGAGGTTATGGAGTTCGTGGAATCTGTAATCAACGAGCAAAAATTCCAACTTGCCGCCAACGGTGTTATTAACGCCTCCTTTATCGGCAAGGATCTCGGGATCGATAAGCCAGCCTCAATCAATATCGAAAACTCAGCAGCTTCAGCATCTACCTCTGTTGCCACCACTGAGGATGCAATGAAAGAGGCAGTGAACAGCATTCTTGACATGCTTTAACGTTACGGGCGCGAAAGCGCCCATGAAGGAGATTTAATTATGATTCAATGGGAAGACCTCGACGCAACTCAGAAGTTAGCGATCAAGAAAATGAGTGAGGCGAATTTCGAAAAGATGATTAGGATCTGGTTCCAGCTTATGCAGGCTCAGCAGTTCCAGCCTAACTGGCATCACCTTTATTTATGTCACGAAGTTGAGGAAATAATTGCAGGTCGACGCGGGAACACTATCTTTAACGTCACGCCAGGTTCGGGTAAAACCGAGGTGTTCTCAATTCACCTTCCTGTTTACGCAATGCTCAAGTGCAAGAAGGTACGAAACCTTAACGTTTCATTTGCAGATAGCCTTGTAAAGCGTAACAGTAAGCGAGTTCGTGAGATTATCAGCAGCAAAGAGTTCCAAGAGTTGTGGCCTTGTAAGTTCGGCACATCGAAAGATGAAGAGATGCAAGTTCTTAACGAAGATGGCAAGGTCTGGTTCGAGCTAATATCCGCAGCAGCCGGAGGTCGAATCACAGGTTCGCGTGGTGGCTATATGATGCCGGGATTCTCCGGGATGGTAATGCTCGACGATATAGACAAGCCTGACGATATGTTCTCAAAGGTTAAGCGTGAGCGTACTCACATGCTATTGAAGAACACCATACGATCCCGTCGTATGCACAACGAGACGCCGATTATCGCAATCCAGCAGCGACTGCACGCGCAGGATTCAACTTGGTTTATGATGAATGGAGGTATGGGTATTGAGTTTGACCAGATCTCGATCCCGGCACTGGTGACTGAAGAATACGGAAAGACACTTCCTGACTGGTTGCAGCCTTATTTCGAGCGCGACGTTTTGTCGTCTGAGTATGTAGAATTGGATGGTGTTAAGCATTATTCATTCTGGCCCAGCAAGGAGAGTGTTCACGACCTATTGGCTTTGCGCGAAGCGGACCAGTACACCTTTGATTCTCAGTACCAGCAGAAGCCGATCGCGCTTGGCGGCTCCGTGTTTAACTCGGAATGGTGGACTTATTACGGCAGCAGTCTTGACGCTAACGAGCCAGATCCGGGCAAATATGATTACCGTTTCATCACTGCCGATACCGCTCAGAAGACAGGTGAACTAAACGACTACACGGTGTTTTGCTTATGGGGCAAGAAAAACGATAAGGTTTACTTTATCGACGGCATTCGCGGCAAGTGGGAAGCGCCTGATATGGAGAAACAATTTACCGCCTTCGTGAATCAGGCATGGAGGCACAATAAATCAATGGGTGTGCTTCGCAAAATCTACGTGGAAGATAAGGCGAGCGGGACGGGCTTGATTCAGAACTTAAGGAAAAAGACTCCGATCTCAATCACACCATTGCAGCGTAACAAAGATAAAGTTACCCGAGCTATGGATGCTCAGCCAGTAATTAAGGCCGGGCGCGTGGTTCTTCCAGAAGAGCACCCTATGCTTGCGGAAATCATCGCAGAACATAGCGCCTTCACTTATGATGATACTCACCCTCATGATGATATTGTCGATAACTTCATGGATGCGGCGAACATCGAATTGCTGACCATTGATGATCCTATCGAGAGAATGAAGCGACTCGCTGGGATGGTTAAGCGGTAATAAATGAGATATAATCAAGGCTGTCAATTGACGGCCTTTTTTATTGGAGGAAACATGAAAATTGTTAAGCATGATGGATATAACGATATCTTTAACGGCGGTGCGGACGGCTCACCTAAGCCATTCTTTATGTCCGACGCATCATATCACGTCGGCTCTTTCTACAACGATAACGCCACAGCAAAGAGGATTGTAGACGTAATACCTGAAGAAATGGTTACGGCTGGATTTAAAATATCAGGCGTCAAGGATGAAAAAGAGTTCAAATCTCTGTGGGATAGTTACAAAATTGATCCTAGCTTGGTTGATGTTCTTTGCTGGGCGCGCCTATACGGTGGGGCGGCTATTGTAGCAATCATTAAAGACAACAGAATGCTAACCAGTCCAGTTAAACCTGGAGCTAAACTTGAAGGTGTGCGTGTTTACGATAGGTTCGCAATTACAATCGAAAAAAGAGTAACCAATGCGCGATCGCCTCGCTATGGTGAGCCTGAGATCTATAAGGTGTCGCCCGGTGACAATATTCAACCTTACTTAATCCACCACACGAGAATTTTCATTGCTGATGGTGAGAGAGTTACCCCTCAGATGCGGAAGCAGAATCAGGGGTGGGGTGCTTCAGTTTTGAATAAGTCACTGATTGATGCAATCTGCGACTACGACTATTGCGAATCACTTGCGACTCAGATCCTGCGGCGTAAGCAACAGGCGGTATGGAAGGTCAAAGGTCTTGCCGAAATGTGCGATGATGACGATGCTCAGTATGCTGCGCGCCTGCGACTTGCTCAGGTTGATGACAACTCCGGAGTAGGCCGTGCGATCGGTATCGATGCTGAGACGGAAGAATACGATGTTCTAAACTCTGATATCAGCGGAGTGCCTGAGTTCTTATCGAGCAAGATGGATCGTATTGTTTCCCTTTCCGGGATTCATGAGATTATCATCAAAAATAAGAACGTAGGCGGCGTATCAGCGAGCCAAAATACAGCACTTGAGACTTTCTATAAGCTGGTAGATCGTAAGCGTGAGGAAGATTACAGGCCTCTTCTTGAGTTCTTGCTGCCGTTCATTGTTGACGAGCAAGAGTGGTCGATCGAGTTCGAGCCTTTATCCGTTCCTAGCAAGAAAGAGGAATCAGAGATCACGAAGAATAACGTTGAGTCGGTTACGAAAGCTATCACTGAGCAAATCATCGATCTGGAAGAAGCTCGCGACACGTTGCGATCTATTGCCCCTGAGTTCAAACTCAAGGATGGTAATAACATCAACATTCGCGAACCGGAAGAAACTACCGAACCGGAACCTGGATTAGGGGAGAAGTTAGAAGATGAAAATTAATGGCGTTGCTACTCAGTGGCGCTATCCTGAAATGAGCGAGCGCGCAATGTCGCGCTCCCTACAGGATATTGCAGCCAAACTAACTGAAAAAATGCGCGACGAATTAAAGCTGATGAAATTTGATGCTACCGACGAAGAGATAGATCAGGCAGAAAGGTCATTGCTTAATTACGTTGAATCACTCATCGCGCCGATTATCGGTTCTCTATCATCCGTTGCGCTCACGATCTATAAATTCAACTCTAAGCAGTGGCTGCGCATCGCTCGCAATGCTGGAGGTAAGAAGAATAAAGCCGTGATGCTACTTGCCCTGATTGGTCCTACCGCTGCCGAAAGTTGGTACTCAGGACAATATAATCTGTGGCGATCGCAGGTGACTACTTCTATCAGGAAATTTGCCGCCAACATGGTTACTGATTTCACTGATAAACTTCGTGCGGCATCCGGTCAGGGTAAAAGCAAGGATTTTGTTGTTGAACTTGCTAAGGAGCGATTTGGTATTTACCGGAATTGGGCCAAAAATAGAGCATCGGGAATTGTCGGAACCTGGAACAGTAGGCTAATGCGGCAGCGCATAAAAGACGCTGGTGTCTCTTATTATTTCTGGCGAGGGGTGATGGATTTACGCGAACGTGAAAAACATGTAAGATGGGAAGGTAAGCGTATAGCGGTAGATTCCGATCACGTATTCCCTGGTGAAGAATACAATTGCCGCTGTTGGGCTGTTCCAGACTTTTCCACAGGAGATTAAAAATGAAGGCAAAGCAAAGATTCGATTCAGTAAAAATCAAGGCGCACTTTGATGATAATGGTTTTTTGGTTGACCGCCCCATTGTGGCACGAATCGGCGCTCAGGTTTACAAGACTCCCCACGGCGATCGAGTTGAGTTCCGTCCGGCGTCCGAAGTTTTCAAGCAAGATTCCTTGCAAAGTTTTGCAGGCAAGCCGATCACAGTCGGTCACGTAACGGTAACCCCCCAAAATGCTAAGGACGTTGTTGTAGGATCGTGCGCTGGCGCTGGTATTGCTTCAGGTGTTGGAGTTGAAGTCCCTTTGAGCATTTACAGCGACTACGCGATCAGCAAGGCTAAAGCAAAAGAAGCTGGTGAATTATCTGTTGGCTACACGTCAGTAGATATTGATAAACCGGGATGGGGTTCAAATGAGACTGGAGAATATATCTTCGAAGAGGATATGAAACAGGACGAAGAGCCGCCTGAAGGTTGGGTTAAATTCGATGCTGTACAGACTAATATCAAGGTCAACCATATTGCTCTGGTTTTTAAAGGTCGCGCGGGAATTGCCAAATTAAATCTTGATGCTGAGCAGGAATTCCCGTATGATAATAACGTTCAATTAACTAACGAGGACAAGCAAATGAAGAAAATTAAGATCGACTCAGTTGATGTGGAAGTAACCGAAGATGTTGCGAACCATATCGAAAAATTAACCGCGCAGATTGCTACCATTCAGGGAAAAGCTGATGGCTTCGAAGCTGAGCGCGATGCGCTGAAGGTTAAGGTTGACTCTCTGCCTGAACTTGTGAAGGCCGAGGTAGAGAAGCAAAAAGCCGATGCCGCCGCACGCGCAGAAGTTACCGCAGTAGCAGAAACCGCAGGCGTCAAACATGATGGTCTTGATATCAAAGACGTCAAGATTGCCGTAGTTAAAGCCATGCTTGATAAAGATGTTAGTGAAAAATCAGACGCATATATCGACGCTATGTTTGATGTTGCTAAAGATTCTGATATCATGGCTATTCAGCGTAAAGCAGTAAAAGGCGACTCTATCGAAGGCGGTAAGCCGGAAGAGAAAAACGACGCCGCGCCTGTTACGCCAAATTCACGTTTAAGCAAAGTAATGTAAGGGGAAATATCATGGCACAAATTAATGCATCTTATCAGCGAGATATGGCGATTGCGCTTCCGGGTATGGTTGCGGATACTTCAAAGTACAATATTGACGGCGCTTGTGTCGTTAATGAAGGTGATGTTCTTGTTGGTTCTGCCGTACAAGTTGTTCAAGCTCAGGCGGTTGATGGTCATAAGTTGGTTAAGGCTCTTACTACCGGAACAACTCCTTACGGCGTGGCAATCCGATCTCACTGGCAGACTGTTAACGCTCAAAATCAGATGATTTACGAAAATGGCGGCGCTATCAACGTGATGACTTCAGGCCGAGTATGGATGCTTTCCAAGTCCACCGAAGCACCAACTTTCGGCTCTGCCGTTAAACTTGATGTTGATGGTCAGGAAAAATCTGATGGCACGATCGAAACAGCCTGGACCTACGCTGGCGGTTGGACTAAATACAAAGATATTCAGCTTGTTGAGGTTCAGTTGCATCAACTGTAATTAGCGTTTAATATGGGGACTATCCTTTTTTGGATAGTCCTTTTTTTATGGAGAAATCATTATGGCTTACGAAAATTTAATGTTGCGCCCGGCGTGTCCGGGAAATCTTTCTGATACTTCAGCCTACAATATTGATGGCGCTTGTGTGGCTCAAGGTGACATTGAGTTCGGCGCGGCGGTTCAGGTTGTCGGCATCGTTGATGGCGTAAAAGTCGTCAAAGTACTTTCTGATGGCGGGACTCCTTACGGTATCGCTTTCCGTTCTCAATATGAACACCTGAGCGGTAAAATCTTAGACGGCGAAGTGTGCAACGTAGTTTCTCACGGTCGCATGTGGACGCTTACTTCTCTTGATGAGGCTCCCGACTTATTCTCAAAGTTGCAATTTGGATCTGGTGGCGTTGTTACTGGTGGATCTGGTTCCGCAGGTTGGACCTTCGCTGGTGGATTTGTTAAGCATGAAGACGGCTACATCATTGAGGTTCAGGTGAAACAAAATGCTTTCATCGTCCCACCGCCGCCGCCTCCAGTTGTTCTTGTTGAATCAGCTACGATCACTACCGACAAGGAAAGTCCTCAGCCGAACAATGTTACGATTCAGTGCGTAGCTAATGTTCTTCCTGTGAACGCTGATGATAAAACTGGCAAGTGGTCAATTGACGCCACCAACATTGCTACTGTGGATCCTGACTCCGGTTTGGTTACTCCTGTAGGTGGAGAAGTCGTCGGTAATTTCAATATTACCTGGACGGCTAATGATGCCAGCAAGACTAAGGCTACTATTGCTTATCGCGTCGAGGCAGTTCCAACTCCAGAAGATGAGGCATAACACAAAAACACTTTGACGCTTTAACAAAAAGTGCTATTATTGAAGCCGTGAACATAATCACGGCTTTTTTATTAACTACGGAGAAGTAATCATGACTACTAAAAAATTTGATGAAGCAGATAAAAGTAACGTTGAAATGTATCTGATCCAGGCTGGCGTAAAACAGGATGCAGCCGCAACAATGGGTATCTGGACCGCTCAGGAACTACACCGCATTAAAAGCCAGTCCTATGAAGAAGACTACCCGGTCGGCTCCGCTCTACGCGTATTCCCGGTTACAACCGATCTTTCTCCGACTGATAAGACGTTCGAATACATGACCTTTGATAAGGTTGGCACGGCTCAGATTATCGCGGACTACACCGACGACCTGCCGCTTGTTGATGCCCTTGGTACTTCTGAGTTCGGTAAAGTGTTCCGTTTGGGTAACGCGTATCTGATCTCAATCGACGAAATCAAAGCGGGTCAGGCAACTGGTCGCCCACTGTCAACTCGTAAGGCAAGTGCGTGCCAGTTGGCTCATGATCAGCTTGTTAACCGCCTGGTGTTCAAAGGTTCCGCGCCGCACAAGATTGTGTCCGTGTTCAATCATCCGAACATCACCAAAATTACCTCCGGTAAGTGGATGGATGGCGCAACTCAGAAACCGGAAACGGCTGAAGCGGAATTGACTCAGGCGATCGAAACCATCGAGACGATTACTCGAGGCCAGCACCGAGCTACCAACATTCTGATCCCGCCGTCCATGCGTAAGGTGCTGGCGATTCGTATGCCTGAGACTACCATGTCTTATCTGGACTATTTCAAGTCTCAGAACTCAGGTATCGAAATCGACTCTATCGCAGAGCTTGAGGATATTGACGGCGCAGGCACCAAAGGCGTACTGGTGTACGAAAAGAATCCGATGAACATGTCCATAGAGATCCCGGAAGCATTTAACATGCTGCCAGCACAACCGAAAGACTTGCACTTTAAAGTGCCTTGCACCTCTAAGTGTACTGGTCTTACAATTTATCGCCCGATGACTATTGTCTTAATCACTGGCGTGTAATATTATAGGGGCTAACTTAGTTAGTCCCTTTTTTTATTGGAGAAATCAAAATGGCTAAAGAAAAAACTGTTGTTATCGTAAACGTTGGTGTAGCTCTTCAGATGTTCCGTCTTGAAGATGGTTCCTTTGCTAAAGTTCTTCCAGATGAAGAGGTCACGCTTCCGGCGTCCGTTCTTGATTTACCTGGTCTGCGTTGCTTAATTGCTCGCGAAGAAATCGAAGTTAAAGACGACAGTGCAACCAACCGCAAAATCCGCGCTGAAATGGCAAAGATCACTAAGCCAGATCCGTGGGATAGCAAAAGCGTTAAAGAGCTTGAGGACGGCGGCGAATATTAATCATCAAGGCGCTCATGTAGCGCCTTTTTTTGTGGAGTTTGGTTATGAATCAAGAAACTTTAATTTCAGTTGTTGAGCAAATGCGAAAGCTGGTCCCTGCACTTCGCAAAGTTCCAGATGAAACTCTTTATGCATGGGTGGAAATGGCTGAGCTATTCGTATGCCAGAAGACCTTTAAAGACGCATACGTCAAAGCGCTCGCTCTTTATGCATTGCACCTTGCTTTCCTTGACGGGGCGCTAAAAGGTGAAGATGAGGATCTGGAATCGTACTCACGACGCGTTACGTCATTCTCCCTGAGCGGTGAATTTAGCCAGACTTTCGGAGAGGTTACGAAGAACCAGTCAGGAAACATGATGCTTTCGACGCCGTGGGGTAAGATGTTCGAGCAGCTTAAAGCGCGACGCCGTGGTAGATTCGCATTAATGACAGGACTCCGTGGAGGATGCCACTAATGAACTACTCACAGATTGAAAGAATGGCTCGCAAAGGCGTGGCTTTCTTCACCGATCCGTCAAGACCTATGAGCCTGATAAAACAAGTTGAATACGGATATGATGAAAACGGATTCGAGATCCAACCGATGGAACAGGTTATTCCAATATCCGGCGCGACGCGAAGACCGAAAGCGCGTGAGATTGACGGAGAAACCATCCGCGCCTCAGATATTTTGGGGATCTTCAATAATGATCATGAAATAAACGAAGGTGACTATATAGATATTGATGGCATTCGTCATGTTGTCGTTGATGCTCGCCCGGTTCAGGCGTCACTGGAACCAGTCGCCTATCGTCCAGTATTGCGGAGGGTATCAGTCGGTGGCTAATTATCAGATTCGTAGATTTCAAGGCGAGATTGATGCGTGGATTAAGGCCGCTGAAAGCACGTTAGAACATGCCATTGAAATATTCGTAAGGGATGTTCACGACGCTCTTGTTAGCCGATCCCCTGTTGATACAGGTCGATTCAAGGGTAACTGGCAGATAACTTTTAACGAAATCCCTAACCACGCATTAAACCGATACGATAAAACTGGCGGTGTCGTCAGGGGTGAGGAACAGGCAAAAACTTATGGCATGTTCAGCCGTGGCGGCGCGATAACATCCGTTCACTTTTCAAACATGTTGATTTATGCAAACGCTCTTGAGTACGGTCATTCACAGCAAGCACCGAGCGGCGTTGTCGGCCTTGTGGCATTAAGGCTGAGATCATATATGGCTGACGCAATCAAGCAGGCAAGGAGACAGCAAAATGCACTATGAGTTATCAGCGGCGGCGCGAGCCGCTTTTCTATCAAAGTACAGAGACTTTCCTCACTACATGGAAAACAGAAATTTCATACCGCCGAAGGATGGCGGGATGTGGCTGAGGTTCAACTACATTGAAGGGGATACGCTTTATCTATCCATTGACAGAAAGTGTAAATCTTACATCGCAATCGTTCAGATCGGAGTAGTGTTCCCTCCAGGATCCGGCGTTGACGAAGCAAGATTGAAAGCAAAAGAGATTGCTGATTTTTTCAAAGATGGTAAAATGCTTAACGTTGGTTATATTTTCGAGGGTGCAATCGTGCATCAAATTGTTAAACATGAAAGCGGGTGGATGATTCCGGTTCGCTTTACAGTACGAGTAGACACAAAGGAGACTTAATTATGCACTTACCAAATGGCGCGCAAATTTTCGTGGAAACCTCTCGCGGAGAAGAGATTGAGGCAACCGCTATTACTAACGCAGAAAATCCTGTTGCTACAGTTGCATCTAAGGGCGACTTAGTAAAAGGCGATTACGTTATTGTAACTCAGTCAACCTGGGCCAAGATGGTCAGTCGAGTGCTAATTGTTACTGACGCTCAGGAAACAAGCATCACTCTCGCTGGGATTGACACCTCTGATACTCTTGTTTTCCCGGCTGGCGGTACGATGAGCTTTGCAAAAATTACTGGCTGGACTGAGATTCCTTGTGTACAGGAGATTGGTAAGGACGGCGGCGAGCAGCAGTATTATACTTATCAGTGCTTGTCCGACGATAAAGAACAGCAGATCCCAACGTTTAAATCTGCGATCTCGCTAACTTACACATTCGCGCACGAATTTGATAACCCGATCTACCCTATTCTGCGTAAGCTGGATTCTTCTGGTCAGGTAACTGCGGTTCGGATGTATGTTCCAAAAGCGAACGAGATGCGCATGTGGGCTGGTATCTTGTCTTTTAACGACATTCCATCTACGCAAGTAAACGAAATGGAAACGGTACAACTCGCCGTATCACTGAAGGGTGATTTCACTTTCGTTTCATCCGCTCTGGCATCACCTGGTGCCTAAATCATATCCACAGGGGGCTTGCGCCCCCTTATTCATTTCTGTAAAATCATCGTATCAAGTTTGCACTATTCTCTTTTAACAAAAAGTGCCATTAACCAATCAGGAGAAATATCATGGCTAAATTTAATTTCGTTCTTGGTCAACTTCCAGACTTCAAACTTCCAGTCACCTTCACCATGCCTAACGGTGAAGATGCAACGATCATTTTCACTGTACGCCACCTTTCCAGTAAAGAAGTTCAGGATATGTATGCCAACCAGGGAGAAATGAACGACAGCGAGTTCATTACCAAGATCGCGTCAGGATGGAACCTTGAAGAAGAATTTAACGAAGAAAATGCGCGAAAACTGGTTCAGTATTATCCTTCAGCAGCGTACAACCTGACAGCAACTTACATCAAGGCTCTCGCCGGACACCGCGCAAAAAACTAAAAAGGGCGGTCTATCTGTTATATCAGAAGCCGCCAACAGAGGAACAATTGCGATCGGTTGGTTTAAGTCTTTCCGACTATGAAGACGAGGAACCTGAAACGATAATTGGCGACGCTGAAATGGTGAAGGCTTGGAATGTTTTTACATCAATGCTCACTCAGTGGAGAAGTTCAGGCGCTGGCGCTTATGGTCTTGACTATAATGTTTTGCCTATGTTGTTTAAAATCTATAAAATAGAAGATGAAGAACTGGCATTGCAGGACGTTAGGATCATGGAAGCGAAAGCGCTTGAAATGATTGCTAAGCAGAATAACTAAGCCGCCGTCTGGCGTTTTTTGTATATAAGGGGGGTTATATGGTTGATAAGGTAGCAGGTCTATCGCTTGACGTTGATGTGTCGACAGTGCAGCGCGCCGTCAAGTCATTGAAAGAGTTTTCAAAAGCTAACGACCAAGCCGCTGACTCTATGGGGTCTTTAATCAATGAGGCCGAGGTTGCAAAACAGAAGGCTAAAGAACACGCTGAGCAACTTAAGCGCCAGCGCAAAGAGTACGAGGCTGTAGAAAAGGCAATCGATCCTACAGTATCAAAAATGGAAAGGCTGAAGATTGCATCTCAGCAGCTTGATAAACTCTGGCAAAAGGGTGTTGTTCCAGATGAAACATTTTTCCGTTTGGGTGAAATGCTGGACATGCAAAATGCAAAACTTGCTCGCAGCCGAGCCATGCTTACTGAAGAGGGGCAGGCAGCATTGCAGGAAGCGAAAGCAAAAGAGCAGGCAGCAGCGAAAAACAAAGCGTTCATGGATTCCCTGAACAGTCAGGTTAACGCTATTGGCAAAACTCACGCAGAGTTAATGGAACTGAAAGCGGCTCAGCTTGGACTATCAAATGAAGCAGCGCCACTGATCGCAAAACTGAAAGAGCAGGGTCGAGCCATGAATGCCGCAGGTATTAGCGCGGGGCAATATAGGCAGGCAATGCGAATGCTTCCTGCACAGATTACCGACGTCGTTACATCTCTTGCGTCCGGTATGCCAGTTTGGATGGTTGCCATCCAGCAAGGCGGTCAAATCAAGGACTCGTTCGGCGGGATCGGGAATACGTTTAAGGTATTGCTCAGCTATATTAATCCGGTCACAGTTGGTGTTGGTGTTCTTGTCGGCTCTTTAGGTCTTCTTGCGAAAGCTGGTTATGACTCTTACAAGTCAATAACTGATATGCAGAAGGCTCTTGTTGAGACTGGAGGTTATGCAGGAGTCACGGCTGAAGAACTTGATTCTGTTGCTAAAAAGGTGTCTCAGACGAGCAATTCAACAATTTCAAGCATTCGTGAGATTGTTACTGAACTTGCCAGTACGGGGAAGTATACGCGAGAGCAGATTCAGAACATCACAAAGGCTACCGCTGAGTGGTCGACAGCAACCGGTAAATCAGCAAGTAAAATCATCGCTGAGTTCGATAAAATCGCAAGCGATCCTGTAAAGGGTCTGGCTAAACTTAACGAGCAATACAACTTTTTAGAAAAAGGGCAACTGACATATATCGATACGCTAAGCCGCACTAAGGGTGAAACAGAGGCAGTGTCTGAAGCCACGAAATTATTCGCCGATGTAATGGAAAAACGAATGAAGTCGATCGCTGATAATGCTACCCCTCTGGAAAAAATGTGGAACGATATTAAGCAGTGGGCCTCTGATGCGTGGGGGTGGGTTGGGGATCATACTCTCGGAGCATTAAACCTGATTATTGACGTAGTTCAGGGTACGGTAATTCAGGTAAAAATGATTCTGGCGAAGGGTGATGAGTACATCTCAAACTTTATAGCCTCTGCAATTAAGGCTACGCAGTCTCTGCCTGGAATGAGTGATTTCGGCGCTGATGTACTGAAGGAGCAGGAGAACATCGTAAAAAGTTCTCGCGACAACTACGATCAGTTGGCTTCAGAGCTTGATGCCATCAACGCTCGTGTAGAAAAAGGCGAGATGGGATACATTGAAGCAATGAGGCAGCGTCGCACTCTTGAAAAGCAGTACAGCGAGGAAACTAAGGAAGCAATAAGGAAAGAAGCAGAAGAGATCGAGAAGCGAAACCGAGAACGAAATAAGCAGTCGAAAATTGTACGCTCACCGACAGAGCAATTCGACAAGGAGTTAATTTCACTCAAGGCTCAACTTAAGGTATTGCAGGAGCACAAGGAGATCGGGCAAAAACTTTCCGCACAGAGAAAAGCGCTGTTTACGACCGAGGCAACGATTGCTGTTCTTCGTGAAGCCAGTTCTAAGCGTCAGTTGTCTGCGGAAGAAAAAGCGTTGCTGGCAAGTCAGGAGAGAGTTATTGAGCTTGCAAAACAGAAGGCCGAGATTGGCGATCAGATTGTTAAGCAACAACAGTTGAATGATCTTACCGATAAATCTCTGAAGTTTGTCAATGAGATGACGGCGGCGACAGAACAGCTTAACGCGTCACGCGGTCTTAGCACGCGCGAGATGGAACGACAAGCGGAACTGGCTAAAATAACCACTGATTACATCAACTCTGGAGGTAGTGAGGGAGACGAAAAACTCCAGAACATGATTAAGGCGCAAAATGATTACTATGCTGCGGAAGATGCCAAGCGCGCTGACTGGTTAGCTGGTGCTGAAAGCGCATTTGCAGATTACGGCGATTCTGCAATGGATATGTACGGCAACGTGTATGATATCGCGTCAAGTTCACTTAACGGAATGAGTGATATGATGACCCAATTCCTGACTACAGGTAAGGCAAACTTTGAGGACTTTGCGAAAAACATCATTAGCATGATTATAAAGATGATTGCTCAGATGGTAATCTTCAATACGATCTCAGGCATGATGGGCGGTAAGACGTGGAGCTTTGCTGGAGTGGCGTCGTCTGGTGCTTCTGCGGCATCACAGGCAACCCCTACGCCTGCCGCCTCCGGTTTTAGGTCTTTATCATCTGGCGTTGCTGTTACCTCGCTTGCTGCCGCAGCTGGTAGTGTGGCAACATCTGGATTTAACGCATCTAAAGCAGCGCCGAAGGCAGTAAACCAATCAGCAGGTGGGACGGTCGTTGACGTTAGGGGCATGGAGGTTAAAGTTGACAATGGTTCAGATCCGAGAGGAATTTCTCAGGGCGTAGAGATGATGTTCAAAAAAATGATTCGCGAGTCTTGTTCGCAGGGCGGTGAGGTTTACAATTACATTCAGGAGAAAACGGGAGGCTAATAATGGCGGCACTTGATACTTTCAGTTGGTGTACGCAGGTTCAAGGTGGCGGTGGCTCCCTTACCACTACCAACAATGACAGATCCATACAGTTTGGAAACGGCTACATGCAGCTTGCATCATCTGGATTTAACACCACTCGACGCGAGTATTCGGTTGTCTACGCTGGGGAGGATTTCATGGCTGTTTACAACTTCTGCGATTCTCACCGCATTAAACCGTTCGCATGGACGCCGCCGGACGGAAAGATCGGGATATGGGTTGTTAAGCCTAACAGCCTGGGCGCGAAGCCAGTATCACGCGACGTGATGGAGATTAACGTCACGTTTATGGAGCAGTTTACATCTATGGATTAACGCCACATAACAAAAGCCCGCCTTGCGCGGGTTTTTTTGTAGCTGTAGAATGGTTGCAGGTAAACAAGAGGAAAAATCAATGAGCGAAAACAAAAAACTTTATGATGAAGAAAGCGGAAGAAGCCTGTTTCACAACTGCCTACAATCACTATATCCGGGAGAGATAATCACTCTCATCGAAGTTGATGGTAGTAAGTTCGGCGCTCAGGTGTACCGATTCCACGGTGAGAATATCCAGTACACTCCAGAAGAAATCATGCAGGCCCAGCAAACTGGAACGCTACCGCCGAAGGAAATTACATTCCGTGGCGAGAAATACGGGGCGCGACCTTTCGGTATATCCGGGATCTCATTTGACAGTTCAGGCAAGGCAACAAAACCGCAGTTGACGGTGGCGAACATTGATAGCAGAGTATCTGCAATGATTCGATCATATAACGGATTGATGCAAGCTAAGGTGACAATCTGGATCACTCAAAAGGACTTAATTCAACCTGACGGCTCAATAGCTGACGGCGCTTACCGCAAACTGGTATACTATATCGAACGCCCGAGCTATGTCGATAAGAGCGTCGCCCGATTCGATCTCACGTCTCCGTATGATATGGATGGCATCATGATCCCGTCTCGACTAACGCAAAGCGTTTGCTATTGGGCGCAGCGGGGATGGTATAAAACCGGGAAAGGCTGCGGATACAACGGGCAAAACGGTTATTTTGACAAAGACAATAATCCGGTAGACGATCCTGCTTTGGATTTCTGCCCAGGTACGGTAACGGCCTGCCGCCTTCGATTCGGCGCAAACAATGAACTGGATTTTGGCGGCTGCGCGGTTGCTTCACTACAGAGGAAAAATCAATGATTAATGCAAAAATTAAACTTGAAATCATGACTCACGCTCAAGAAGAATACCCCCGCGAATGCTGCGGGGTAGTTACCCAAAAAGGACGCGTGCAAAAATACCATCGCATTGATAACGTGCATCGCGATCCTGAGAATCATTTCATGATGGACGCAGTGCAATACGCATGTATTGAGGATGACGCAGACTCAACCACGATTGCGATCGTTCACAGCCACACAGGAGACGGGGCTACAACTCTTCCCAGTGCGCACGATACATGCATGTGCAACGAGATGGAAGTTACATGGATTATTGTTAGCGTACCGGAAGGAGATATGCGATTTGTTAAGCCTGAGAAATTACCTCTGATTGGTCGACCGTGGTCGTTAGGATCATTTGACTGTTACGGGCTAGTAATGGCGTGGCACAAAGAGCACGGCGTAGAGTTACGCGATCGCCGATTGAATTTTGAATGGTGGAAACCTGAGTACGGAATTAATCTCTATCAGGATTATTACAAGCAAGATGGATTCGTTGAGATTCCAGATCAGAATAACCCATCATTCGGGGATATGGTAATCATGCAGATAGGGCAAAATGTTCCAGTATGGAACCACGCAGGGATTTACCTGGGTGATAATCAGATCTTGCATCACGCCTTTGGCAAACTTTCGCGACGTGATATCTATTCCGGCTGGTATCAGGATCATACTGTTTTAATTGTTCGCCATAAGGATCTTAAATTATGAATGATGTAAAAGTAATCAAATTATCCGGTTCACTTGGAAGGCGCTTCGGCGTCTTTCACAGATTCGCCGTTGACTCTTACCCGGAAGCTATCCGGGCGCTATCCAGTCAGGTGGATGGATTCAAAGAATATATGCAAAGTGAGGTCGGATCACGTAGCAAGTTTGCAATATTTGTGGATGGCGTTAACGTTGGACACCATGAAGAGGAAAAATTCAAGTGTGCCAAAGAGATAAGGATTGTCCCGATCCCGACTGGTTCTAAGTCAGGCGGTCTATTCCAGGTTGTATTGGGTGCGGCAATAATGGTTGCTGCGTTCTATACTGGCGGCGCATCTCTGGCGTTAATGGGAACAATGTCCTCGTCTCTGTTTATGATGGGCGGCGCTATGGTGCTGGGCGGCGTGATGCAGATGATTTCACCGCAGCCTGGAGGCGCAAATTTTGAGGTTCAGTCAAGCAAGAATAAACCTTCGTACGCGTTCGGTGGTGCTGTCAATACTACGGCGCGGGATACCCTCTCCCGGTCCCGTATGGATATCGCGCCGGAGGTGGCGCAACTTTCTCAGCAGGTTCTTATGCCGAGGATATGAGTTAAAATTAACCCGCCTTGCGCGGGTTTTTTTTCGCCTGTATAATGAGTCCACCGATAAATAGCACAAAAAGGTAAACATCATGATTCAAAAAGTGATAAGCGGATCTAAAGGTGGGTCACAGAAGCCTCATAACCCGGTTGAGATGGAGGACAATCTAATCTCAATCAACAAAATCAAGATCCTGTTAGCTGTATCTGATGGTGAAATTGACGAAACATTCAGCCTAAAGCAGTTGATGTTTAACTCAGTTCCGGTGCAAAACGAGGATGGATCGTTCAACTTCGAAGGGGTGAAGGCAGAGTTCAGGTCGGGGACGCAGACTCAGGAATATATCAAGGGAATGGAAGATAGCTCTAGTGAGGTAACTGTGAATCGTGAGGTTACTACCGATAATCCATACACGATCTCAGTAACCAACAAAACGCTGTCGGCAATCCGTATCAAAATGTTCATGCCTCGCGGCGTACGAATTGAAAATAACGGTGATAAAAATGGCGTAAGAGTTGAGTATGAGGTGCAACAAGCTGTTGATGGCGGCTCGTTTGAGACGGTGCTCACCGATGTAATCGAAGGCAAAACAATGTCAGGTTACGATCGAAGCCGTCGCGTAAACCTTCCGAACTTCAACAATCAGGTAATATTCAGAGTTGTTCGAAAGACTCCAGACTCTAACGACTCTAACGTTGTTGATGCGATCCAGGTAAAGAGTTATGCCGAGGTGATTGATGCCAAATTCCGTTACCCTCTGACAGGTCTTCTTTTCGTCGAGTTCGACTCGAAGATGTTCCCAAACCAGTTACCTACGATCTCAATTCGTAAGCGCTGGAAGATTGTAAACGTTCCATCAAACTACGATCCGGAATCACGAACCTACAACGGCAATTGGGATGGGACTTTCAAGAAGGCGTGGACTAACAACCCGGCATGGGTTCTATACGACCTGATGATTAATCAGCGCTACGGGCTGGATCAGAAGGAGCTTGGAATCTCCGTCGATAAATGGGCGCTCTATGAGGCGGCGCAATATTGCGACCAGATGGTTCCAGACGGGAAAGGTGGTACGGAGCCTCGCTACCTTTGCGACGTGATAATTCAGTCACAGACTGATGCGTACAAGGTGATTCGAGATATTTGCTCAATATTCCGTGGTATGAGCTTCTGGAATGGTGAAAGCATCTCGGTAATCATCGACAGACCGCGTGAGCCTGCGTACATCTTCACTAACGACAACGTTGTTAATGGTGACTTCTCCTATACGTTCGCAAGCGAAAAGAGTATGTACACGACGTGTAACGTGATGTTTGACGACGAGCAAAACATGTATCAGCAGGACGTTGAGCCAGTATTCGATCGTGAGGCTACTCTACGGTTCGGGAACAACGTAACGAGCATTACAGCGATCGGCTGCACACGTCGAAGTGAGGCCAACCGACGCGGGAGATGGATTCTGAAAACTAACCTCCGCAGCACTACGGTAAACTTCGCTACCGGGCTTGAAGGTATGATCCCGACAATAGGTGATGTTGTGGCAATAGCCGACAACTTCTGGTCAAGCAACTTGACTATGAACCTATCAGGGCGCTTGCTTGAAGTGTCTGGAAGCCAGATTTTCTTGCCGTTCCGTGTGGATGCGCGCGCAGGTGACTTTATTATCGTAAATAAGCCCGACGGCAAGCCCGTGAAGCGCACAATCTCAAGTGTTAGTGCGGATGGTAAGACTATAGAGGTTAACATTGGCTTTGGCTTTCCTGTGAAGCCTAACGCGGTATTCGCTATCGACCGCACCGACATTGCGCTACAACAGTACGTCGTGACAAAAATCGATAAGGGCGATGATGACGAGGAATTTACCTACAAAATCACGGCGGTGGAGTACGATCCTAACAAGTACGACGAGATTGATTACGGAGTTAACATCGACGACCGACCGACGAGCATCGTTGAACCAGATCAGATCCCTAGACCGGAAAACGTGCAAGTGTCCTCAGAGTCGAGAATCGTCCAGGGGATGAGCGTAGAAACGATGATTGTTAGCTGGGATAAAGTGCCGTACGCAGTTTTCTATGACGTACAGTGGAGAAAGGATAACGGCAACTGGCAAAACGTTCCGCAGACAGCAAACAAAGAGGTTTACGTTGAGGGTATTTACGCTGGCAACTATCAGGTTCGCGTTCGCTCCGTAGCTGGTTCCGGTACGACTTCAGGATGGTCAAATATCGTAGCTGCGACGCTGACGGGCAAACAAGGTGAGCCGGGTCGACCGATTAACCTCACAGCTACGGATGATGTTGTTTTTGGTATCCGTACAAAATGGGGGTTCTCTGATGGTTCTGGAGATACGGCCTATACAGAGTTGCAACAGTCACCGGATGGAACGGTTGACAATGCGAGTTTACTCTCTCTGATCCCGTATCCGCAGCATGAGTATTATCATTCACCGATGCCGGGCGGGAATATTGTGTGGTATCGGGTAAGGACGGTTGATAGGATCGGTAACGTGTCTCAGTGGACTGATTTTGTCAGAGGTATGGCATCAACAAACGTTGACGATATCATCGGAGAGATTTCTGTCGATATAGAAAACTCGCCGGGCTACAAGTGGCTTGTTGATAACGCAACAGACAACGCGGCGCAGAACGCAGCTAACGCAGAGGCAGCAATAGAAAACGCGCTCGCCAATGACAAAGACGCGATCTACATGAAGAAGGAGAACGGAAAACGAAAAGCTGAGTACACGAAATCACTGAAACTTATTGCTGATGAGACGCAGGCACGAGTGACGGCGATCGAGCAATTGAAGGCAAGTTTTGGAGATCAGATTAGCGCAAGCAACAGCGAATTGCGTGAGGTTATCGCAACCGAGACTGAAGCACTATCGCGTGAGATTGATCAGCTTAAGGCTCAGATTGGTGACGATATTCAGGCAAGTTTGACTGATATCAGAGAGGCTATAGCAAACGAGGCTGAGGCGAGAACGCAAGCTGACTTGTCATTAAGCGCGAGGCTTGGGGATAATGAGGCGGCACTTTCTCAAAAACTTGATTCGTGGAGTAATGCGGATTCGACTGGTGCAATGTACGGCGTCAAGCTGGGTCTGAAGTATAACGGCCAAGAATACAGTGCTGGTATGGCTATGTCTCTTATTGGTTCAGGTGCTGCGGTTAAGGCGCAAATTCTATTCGAGGCGTCACGATTTGCAATCATGACAGGGATGAACGGTCAGACTCAGTATCCTTTCGTTGTTGAAGGTAATCAGGTGATTCTTAATAGCGCCATCATTAAGAACGGATTCATCACGAATGCGATGATTGGAAACTTCATTCAGTCGAATAACTATGTCTTTAACCAGTCCGGATGGAGGCTTGACAAGGGTGGAACATTCGAAAACTACGGAAGTGACGGTGAGGGTGCAATGAAGCAAACTAATACCACAATATCTGTTAGGGATGCGAGTGGTCGCCTGAGGGTTCAGATTGGCAGGTTGACTGGTTCATGGTAATATCAAGGGCATCGAGAGATGCCCTTTTCTTTTGGAGGATTTATTATGGCGTACGGTATATCAACTTGGGACGCAAATGGCGTTTATAATAACTATGGAATTAAGCCTGTTACGGTTGTTGGTTGGAACTTTTTGTCAGCAGGACAGAATTCAGCATCGTTCAGCTATCAAGTTCCTCCTGGTATGCATGTGAACTACGTTATAAGCCTTGACGATGGCGCCATTAGTGGGCCTGGCAGGAAAATTATTGCTAGCGGTAATACGATAACAGTAACGCCAACAAACTCACCTGGGCCAAACGTGTACCCATCATCAAACTGCTACTTAATAGCATATCTGGAGAATGATTAATGTCATACGGTGCTTTTATAGATGTAAACGGAAACCCATTCATAACCCCGTTATCCACGCCATTCGCCTTATATGCGAGAGGGGAAATTCAATCAGTAAATGTTAGTGGTTCACAGGTTGCGGAGAGATATGTTCGGATACCTACAGGTGTTCCGGTTATAGCTTTTTGCAAAACAACAAACACGCAGCAGGGGACCGCGCTTTCAGCCTTTACTTTCAGAGACGGACCCAATGTTGGAACTGTTTACATAAGGGGGACAAATCCAGCAAACCAATCATACACGCTAACATACTACATATTTGCCATATTTGAGCAGTCACTACCGAGCTGGGGTATGGCAATATGGGATTCGTCAGGAAAGCTAGTGCTGACAAATGAGACAAAAGTCCTTAGTGATTTGGTTACAATTGGCACACCTGGATACGCTGGCGGTGGATTAAACATAGACACAACACTCAGCGGAAGCTACGCAGTTGTCCCAACCATACTTGGCAACTATCAAATTGTTATCGGCACACTTCCAACTGGGCAACCCATAATAGGAAACTCAACAGCAGGAAGTTCATGCAGGTACAACGGGAGCGCGACGAGAATAAATGCAGCAGCAACCACTGCGACGGGTCAGATAATGAACACCACTAACAATGGAAATATCATAACAGCAATCAACACGTCAGCATACGACTAAGCCCCTTCCGGGGCTTTTCTTTTACATCGAGCAATCGTGAGACTTGAAGTTATTCTCTGATACGTAATGGAATGAGAATGGATACCCAGCACGTAACAGCATCTCCTCTCCGCGCATCTTAGAGCCAAAAACGTAAACCGAGTACTCCGCGCCGCCTGATTCATAAACTGCCGTACAAGTGCGCTCAGGCATTGATGAACAACCAGTCAGGATGAATGCCGCAGCAATAATGGTGATTAACTTTTTCATTTGTATGTCCTCGTCGTTAGTGTGATTGCATTGTATGTCGCATTTACTTTTATTGCAATAGAGCGATTACAATTTTTCGTGTAACAAGTGTCTATTTTTGTAACCGGAGCGGGTGTTACAAAATCCACCCCATACGACCGCAGAAGGATATGATAAAAACTCTATATAATATATATAGATAGATAATATTTAATTTTAGCTTTATATATATAATTATTGTTGTGTAACAGTTGTCTATCGTGTAACTGGTGATTTGATTGATTCGTCAAATTTCTATCATATATGTTCAAAATTTAATCAATATGGATTCTACTTGTAGCTATCTCTGTATTTCTAAGAAAAAGCGGTTACAAGTATTACACAGTAGACATCACATAAAAATAGACTTAAGTCATTGATTCCGTTAATGCTGGTTGTAACTTGAGCGATATAGACACGCTATTACACACCAATTACATGTATCCGATTGACTAAACGCTGTTAATGGCTATAATGGATTCATCGTAAACGAGGGAGATAAACGAAATGTTCCAGGTATTCACATCAAGTCAGCTTTCTAATGACGAGTATCATAGCAACGAAGGTTGGGCGGCAGAGTATGTAAGCGGTTCTAGCCTTGCAGAAATTTATCAGACTTGCCCGGCTAACTGGCGATTCAAGAAGAACGAGACTACTAAAGCGCTGGAGTTCGGCACTCAGTCGCACACTAACTTTGAGAGTCGAGATCTGTTTACTGCAACGTATGCGCGTTGTCCTGCTCCGTCAGAGTTTAAGGATCTGATTACTTCGCAGGCAGCACTGGCAGCAAAATTAAAATCTTTTGGCCTGAAAGGTACATCCGGTAAGCAGTACCCTGACCTCATCAAAATGATGGTTGATTGCGGTGAAGATCTCAATGTTCAATATCTTATTGAACTGATTGCTGAAGCTGAGGCGCGCGCTGAAGGAAAGCAACTGGTTGACGCTGATAAATATGATGCCTGTATGAAGATGAGGGCCATTCTTGAGCAAAATCCCGATCATGAAGCGTGCATCAATAGCGAAACTGCGCAGCGTGAGATCTCAATTTTCGGTGAGATATCCGGCGTCAAGGTTAAGGTTCGACTTGACCATTTGGACTACAAAGAGAATGTTCCAGGTCGTGTGCTGACTGGTTATGATGAGAATGGCGATCCGGTATTTGAAGACGTGATTTTTCCTGAAGCTCTGATTATCACTGACTTCAAAACCACGATGAGCGCCAACCCGTTAGAGTTCCCGAGACTGGCATACAATCACGGGTATTATCTTAAAATGGCCTTACAGCATGACCTATTGCGGCGTGCAATTCAGGCTGGAGCATTTGAAGGAAACTTCCCGGAAGATATTCCGATCGTAGTTCGATTGCTGGCACAGGAGAAAAAGGAACCTTACATTGCCCTTGCTTACCGCATGACTATGGAGCAAATCAGAATAGGTCGCAATCAGTATATTAGCGTGGTCCACACTTATAAGGCTTGCTCTGAGATGGACGTTTGGCCAGGATATGCTGGCGACGCAAGCGAGATCGAACTTGAAACGCCGTCATGGGTACGATATCAAAACAAGTAAACGGCACAAATAGCTAAACAAATAATTAATGAGGTGTTATAATGCACCTCATACACCAATCAGGAGAAGTTAAGATGCAATTATCACCGGAAACAAACGAAATCCTCCCAGCACTGTTTAATGCTCGCAATAAATTCGCGAAGGCAAAGAAGGACGCTAAAAACAATCACCTGAAGAACTCATACGCAACTCTTGATGCGATGATGGCGGCAGTTAGCCCAGCGTTAACCGATAACGATATCATGATCCTGCAATCAATGCTGGATACCAGTACAGAAACGACTTTCCATCTTGAAACTATGCTGATTCACAAATCAGGGCAGTGGGCCAAATTCTTCATGATGATGCCGATTGCAAAACGCGATCCTCAAGGTGTAGGTTCCGCAATGACTTATGCTCGACGCTACTCTCTCGCTGCGGCGCTTGGTATTAGTCAGAGTGACGACGATGCGCAGCTTGCAGTGAAATCCGTCAAGGACTGGAAAAAAGAACTTGATGCGTGCGAAGATATCGAATCACTGAAGGATGTATGGGCCAGCGCCTACCGTCAGACTGACACGGCAAGCAAGTCAATCATTCAGGATCACTACAACGCACTTAAGGCTAAGTTTGAGATCGGTAAAGCTCGTGGTATTCGCCCGGCGCAACCGGAACAGAAAAAACAGGTTGAAGCAACTAGCGCGAAGCCTGTACAATCTCAATCAATCACCAACTTTGAATAACAATACGGGCGGCTTCGGTCGCCCATAAATTTTAGGAGAGAAAATCATGCATATTATTACTGGCGAGATCCGAAAAGAACCTAAGATTCTTGAACGTAACGGCGGGAATACTTATATAATCGAACTGGCAGAGAGCTACAAGCCTCGAGATGGAGATCGAGAATACACCAACTACACATTCTTTTTTAGCGACGGTGGAAAGCCTGGCCTTGCTGACTGGTATCGTGAAGCGTTCCAGGTTGGTCGCGTCGTATCAGTATCATGCGAGACGTTGAAGATCTCATCACGTGAACACAATGGAACGGTTTACAATTCATTGCAGGCCGCTGACTTCCCGAAGTTGGTATTTAGTCAACGAGGACAAAGCAATCAACAACGATCACCGCAGCAACAACAGCGAACACAATCACAACCACAGCCAAATCCTCAATCAACTTTCGATGATGATATCCCGTTCTAACAAAAATCCCCGCATTGCGGGGATTTTATCATTTGGACTTCAACATTTTTATCTCTTCTTGTAACTCTTCAACTTTCTTTATTGTATCCTGTAAAGCTCTCATAGTGTCAAGCAATAAAGGAGTTGTATCAAGCTCAAGCCTTTCAACTTTTGGCCCGTTTAGCTCGTGGCTCTCATACATCCTTCTCTTAACATATAGATTGTCGATCTCTTCTATCTCCTGAGCTATAACACCTCGCCTTACCCTTTCTTGCTCATCATCGTTAAAGATAAAGTTCCTAAATCTCATTGATTTTATGTTGTTGTATGCAATGCTTGATTCATCATCCTTTATGCTGTGCTTTATATTTCTGTCAGATGCCGGAATCTGTTGGAAACTTCCAGCCCCTTGCTGTCCAACGTAAGATATTTGCCCTGAAGCCATAAACCTGAAATGCATTTGCAAACCAATATTGCCTTCCCCATCCCTATCTTGAGCGCCTACTGATATTTGTGCCCTGGGCCATTCAGGATTGCCCGTAGTCATCATGCCAAAAGCTACGCCGCCAACATACCCTTGACCCCTTGTATCACACGATCCAGAAATAAGTGATTGATAGTTTTCAGCGCCACTATCGGCGGTGTAAGCATTACCCTGGAAGCATGAAGCAGACCACATCTGGTTATAACCCATAGTTGTTTTCTGGCATAAAAACTGATTGGCTCTGAATCTATTATTAGTCTCGAAGTAGTTTGGTCCCTCATAAAATAATAAAGTCCCAGCATAACCATTATCGCTATGTTCTTTTCTGACGTAAATCCCTGGCGAGGATATTCCATCAGGTGACATAATCATCAATGATGACAACATGGACTGACTACCCCAGTTAGAACCGTTCCATGAGTTCCTTCCTGCACCTATAGCCCCCGTGGTGTTAATAGTAAGAAAGTTAGCAGCATCATTTTCACCTAACCCAATATTTTTTCTTGACTCTTTTTTATCCTCAAGACCAGCCAAGTTTCCATCCTTAGTTAAAAGATTTTCAGCATTGATGCTGTTAGCTGCGTCTTTAGCTTCTTGAGCACTTACCGCAGCAGCATCTTTTGAGCTTACCGCTTCGTCACGTGCTGCCTGAGCGTCGTTTTTTGCAGAGGTAGCCGTTTGTGCTGCCGTTTGAGCGTCATTAACGTAACCTGACAGATCGCCTTTCGCGTCATTAATTGCCTGAATCGCCGCCGCTTCTTCTGAGTCAATGTGAGTGATGGATGAATTTTCTTTTTGCTGCACATCGGTTATAGCCTGATCCTTAGCCGCATTGATGCTACCGACAGCACCGTCAACAATCTGTTGCGTCTGATTCTTGATTGAGTTAGTTTCATCGCGTGCAGCGTTGGCTGCGTCACGCGCTAATTCAGCCTGATTTTGCGCAGCTTGAGAATCAGATTTCGCCTGATTCACATCAGCAACTATTTGCTCAAGTTTATTCATATCAAGCTGATTTATCAGATCTATAGCTGCCGCGATCTCAGTCTCTTTGCTTTGATAGTATCGAAGCGTCTCAGCAACGTTTTGAGCTAATCCGTTAACAGTCAACGAATCGTTAAGCAGGATCACATACTTACCGTCAGCGGCAGTCTGACCATCCGTAGAGATAGCCTTTAATTCTGTATCACTAACGATATCGCTAATCACAGCCAGCTTAATTGGTTGCTCAAGGAACACGATAGTTGCACCTACGCGAATAAGAGCAAGCTGATCTTTCCATTTTGTATCGGTTCCGTGAACCGTTCCGTCTGCATCCATTGATGCAGTACCGCGTCTGTATAAAGCCATAGCGTAAACTCCTTAAGTAAATAGCACGAATTGCTAAACACAGATTTTATCATTGTGCTATTGGTCTTGCAACGGGCAATAAAAAACCGCCCGAAGGCGGTTATAGTAGGTCACTTGCTGAGAATAACTTAGCTTGCATTCCTGAACGGTATCCTCCAGGATTCGGGATGATTATTTTTAATTGCCGGTCGTCAGCCATGTATAAAGTCTCCTTATCTGAAGGTTCGCACGCCACTCTTACCTCGCGATCTCCTTTGTATCTGTACGCAACCATTTCGAGATTTTCAGGAGTGAAGCAGGCCCACACCTCTTGCTTTGTGTGAAATGCAATATGCTGAGCATCAATCCAATTAAGGCATAAGTAGATCGCTTTTTCAGTTTTACCAGTCACGGCAACCGAGCAACTTGTGTATTTCTTAGCGTAAAATGACTCCCTTCCTTCCTCATCAATAATCAAAATATTGCAAAATTCATCATCAAGACCGTCCTCGTGTACAAGTTGACATGGTATGGTGTGAAATACGCTCTCGCCGCCATCCTCGCGACGTTTTACGCCAACGTCGAATGATTCGGTTGGTAGCGACTCAAACATGCTTAGAGGCGTGTTTACGCGCTTCTCTGTACGCTCCATGACTTTCATCACTGCCTCATGGTCTGCCATCATGACGTTTACGCCAGCTACCGGAGTGCGGCGCGCTTTCTTATTTGCCTTGACAATGTACTCCTGCGGAACTTTTCCGAGGAATCTCCCCAAGATGTTTATGCATTCGCTGTACGGCATACCAGTTAATTTCATCAACCAACCGATCCCGGAGTCATTGCCGCATGAGTTACAGATCGCACCGCCGTCTCCCGGAGTGTTTAGGTTGTCAGTCCAGCGAAAACGGTCTTTGCCGCCGCAGTTAGGGCAAGGCTGGTGCTTCTTGTTGAATACCTCGTTCGGTAATCCGCAGACGGACTGGAACGCATCGCGCCATAACCCCTTCATATACGGCAATACGTCCTCTTTCTGAAACATCATAAATTCTTCGTTCACTTCCAGATCTCCAAATAAAAAACGCGTAGAAGGATGTTAACCCGCTACGCGTCGTTTGTTTTAACTAAAAATGCTATTGGTCGTTCCGATATCTTCCTTCTTGACAACTCGCATAAACTTCTTGTTTTTGCAGCGCTTCTCAAGGCACTTGCCGTTCCCATCAAACTTCAGATCGAATCGCAGCCATGCGGCCCGAAATCCTTTGCAACCCTGTCGGCGATAAGCACGATGCGCCGCTTCAGCGCCTTGCCAGGAAATCATATTTCGATCCTTCCACCCTTGAACCGTCTGGTTGCTAACTTTCAGAGCCTTTGCGCAAGCCGCCGGACCACCATAATATTCAATAAGAGCATCCAATCGCGCTCTCAGTCCTGCGCGCGTTTCTTCTTTATGGATATAAAATCCGCAGCGCTGGCGAGGCTTTTTATCTTTACCGCGTCGTGTTCCGTTGTTACCATTGATGTGACGTTTATCGATTTCACCAGTAGACTCTGCGATACGCTTCATATTCATATTAATTCTCCTGTAGCACTTTTTGCTAAAAACGTTTACTGTATGCCGTGTATTATATCGTAAACGATACAACGATTCAAAGGATTAAATAGCCGTGACAATTAACATCAAAAAGCAAATCGCATTACTTGGCGATGACTATATAAAACGCACTCAAGAACGATTCACTGTTGGTGAGGTCGTTCCGTATCCGTACCAGGTTGTTGCTTATGCTGAGATCGCAAAACGCCTATCAAATTATGAGCATCCATTCTTTGTTAAAGCGTCAGTATCGGCGGGTAAGACCATCATTTTTGCTATGGTTGCAAAGCAGTGTCAAAAAATGGGCTTGAAAATGCTTGTGCTGGCACGCCAGGGTGAGATTGTCGATCAGGATAGTGAAGAGATCGACAATTTCGGGGTGACTAACTCTATATTCTCAGCGTCACTTGGAATCAAGTCTTGCTACTTCCCGATCGTGGTAGGCTCTGAGGGTACTGTTGCAAATGGTTTAAATAATGAGCTAGCTGATTTTGTCCCTCACGTAATCGGGATAGATGAATGTCACCAGGTGGATTGGGAAGACCTTGCACAAGCCATAGATGGCAAGGAAACGATGGAACAGATGCGGGAAGAGAAGGGAAAAATCATTATGAATGGGGAGGTTCCTCTGATTGGTAATGATGGGAAGCCTCTACTTGGAACTAAGCGAAGCCAATACACGATCGTAATCATGGAAATGATGCGCCGCTGCAAAGAAACTCACGGTCACGACCTCAGAATATTTGGTATGACTGGATCTGAATTTCGTGGCGTAGTTCCTATTCTTGTTGAGAATCCAAAGGCGTTAGGCTTCTGGCGTGAGCGCGTTACTGATATAGACACCAACTACCTTATTGAGTTTGGCTCAGTTGTTCCTACTATATTCGGCTCGACGGACGGAGTTCACTACGATCTTGATAAATTTAAGGCATCAAGCGAGGATGGGGTACAGGACTTTACAGAGAAAGATATGAAGGCAATGGAAGATGAGATCCTTCATGATAAATCTCTTACTCAGCGAATCATGCAAATGGTTGCTAAAAAGGCTGAAGAGCGTAACGCAGTCCTGATTACATGCGCCGGGGTGCGTCACTGCAAAGAGGCGGCAGCGGCACTACCGCATGGAAGCACATATGCAATTATTACTGGCGACACAGACACTAAAACGCGCAAGAAGATTCTTGATGATGTGAGGGCAGGGAAAATTAAATACACCTTTCAGGTCATGGCGCTAACTACTGGCGTTAACGTTCCAAACTGGGATTTCAGTGTAATACTTCGCAAGATAGGATCTCTCACCTTGCTGATTCAGCTTTTGGGTAGGGGTATGCGACTTCTTAAATCATGGCAGGTTGCTGAAGGGATGGTTAAGCAAGACCATCTTGTATGGGATTTCGCAGGCACGATGGATGAGTTGGGGCAGCTTTATTTCGATCCTATACTTGAGCAGGCTCAGTTCCAGAAGCGATTTGAGAACGGAAAAGACCCGAAAAAGTGTCCGAAATGTGGTTGCGTAAATAGCTTCTACGCTCGCCGATGCGTTAACGTTATCGACGGTGAACGCTGTGATCATTTCTGGACTTCTCAGATTTGCGAGGACCAGGTTGATGAACGTACCGGGAAAATTCTTGTTAAAGGGTGCGGTGCCGAGAATGACGTTGTTGCCCGAGTCTGTCGCTGTTGCGATGTTTCTCTTGTTGATCCTAACCTTAAGTTATCCGGTAAGGCGTACACTAAGAATGACTGGTACGAGGTCAAGAATTTTGAAGTTACGTTAACCAAAAACCAAAAGGGTGTGATATACAAATACACACTTATTAACGACGATGGTGATGAGTTCAAGGCGTATGAAAAATTCTTCCCTGAGTCAGACTCTAAGATTTGCGGTACGCTATGGAAAACGAAAGGAGTATTGCCTCACGTATCAGATCCTAAAATGCGTCGCTACTTTATCGGAATGAAGAACGCTATCAAGATCGTGCAATACGCTCATCATATAGCGCATCCGGTACGCGTTACTCATAGACGCAACCAGAAGAAAGAAGATATTATTTTACGCAAAGATTTTGGTATGGAGGATATCCCGGAATGATTACAGATAAAGGCGATTACTTAGAGTTTTACGAGCGAGATCCTAGCGACACGCGAAAGGAGGACGCTCATCAAGTAGACTGCGTGTCCTGGTTGAAATACAATTTTCCTCAGCTTCTATTTTGGCACACAGTTAACGAAGGTGAAAAAACAATCACTTCGGCACTTAGGGATGAGCAGGCTGGATTACTTAAAGGCGTATCAGACTTTGTTATTCTGATTGGTATAAACTCACGTTACCCGTTCGCAGCTATCGAACTCAAGCGGGTTAATAAGTCCGGCAAAGGAAAGGCATCACCAGTCAGCGATAAGCAAAGGGAGTTTCTCAAAAAGGTTCGGGATCGCGGTGGATTCTCTGCCGTTGCATACGGATTTGAGCAATTCAAGCTGGCAATATACGATTTAACGAAATAGCACTTTTTGCTAAACATGCCGGAATGGATTCTGGCATTATTATCTCACTGAAACGAGAGGATTAAAAATGAAAGACTTTAATGATATCGAAACCATTGATTTTGCTGAAACTGGTTGCTCATTTACTCGCGAAGCAATAGCATCAGGCGGTTATTATCAGGCATTGAAAACGCCAACCTGCAAAGAGATTTCAGGACGTCGATACAAGGGAACCAATACACCTGACGCAGTTCGTGATTTATGGTCAACCCCACGCGAGGTTATCGCATATCTTGAGGGGCGCTACGGAAAATACGATCTCGACGCTGCGGCAAGCGAAGAAAATAAAGTTTGCGAGAAGTTTTATTCTCAGGAAACAAACTGCTTAAAACGTTGGTGGGGTAAAAATAAGCACGTATGGTTAAATCCTCCTTACAGTCGACCTGATATATTCGTCAAGAAGGCGATCGAGCAAATGGAGCACAACAATCAGATTGATATTCTGTTGCCTGCCGATAATTCCACAGCGTGGTTTACTGAGGCGCGACAGAACGCGGCTGAAATCATCTGGATTGAAGCTGATTTGACTGAGGATATTGACGGCAATGAATACGCACGATCCGGTCGTCTGGCTTTCATATCAGGTGAAACTGGAAAAGCCGTAGACGGCAACAACAAAGGTTCGGTTATTTTTATTATGCGCGAACTTAAAGAAGGTGAGACGCAACAGACTCACTACATCCCAATCACAAGCATTTGCCCTTCGGTGAAAAACAAGCGCGCAAAAGTGAGGAAAGTATGATGAACGATAAAATGATTCCGGTTAAGTTAACTGATCAAGGTTTATGGCTGCTTTATCGAGCTACCTGCTGCGAAATTATGGAGCGAAACGGATTGACTCAGGATGTTATTGGTTGCGATCTGTGGGAGTTCACTAGTTCTCTTGATATGTCTTTCGATGAGATAAAAAATGAACACATAGAGAATTGGCCTTCAATCATACAGAAAGACGTGGAAGAACTTAAAGCTTATACAATCGTAAAGCACTAATTGCTAAAACTACCCGGCGAAAGTCGGGTATAGTTATTTCATCAAAACGAAATGAGGAATAAGAAGATGGCACGCATTAACGCAAACTTTTTCAATATCGCTCAGCAGTCTGCAAAAATGGCTGTTCATATCACTGACAAGCAAGGCGGCAATTTTGATTGGGATATTGCTATGAACTTCCTTAAAATGGCTTACTATCGCTGCTCAGTCAAAGATGTTGAGTATTTTATTGAAAGCGTGGAGAAATTAACCAATGTTGATAAAAAAACAAGGTAAACGCGAGGTTTGGGAGCACGCGAAGGAGTGCGGGATCTCAGGTGATATAGCACTAATAGCCAAATATTTCGATATAAAGGATGTTAGCATTATCTCAAATGGCAAGATTTCATTTATGGAAGATATGCCGAGAAAAATGCATAGAGTGCCAGCCACCCCATCACTTGAATTTTATCGTGAAGAAGGAAAGAGAATTGAGCGAGAACGAAAAACAGCAAAGAACAATAAGTCTTCCAGGATTAAACATTAACGAAGACGATTACCAGACCATATGGATCGGAAAGAAGCAGGTTAAGAAAATACCTTTCTCTGATTGGTTGCCTCCTGACTTCGCAAACGTGCTGTGTACCATAGGGATCGATCAGGAGTTGCATATAGGTTATTACTCACCTGGTAGAAACAGTATGATGCTTGAGGTTGACGGAAAGCTGGTTGAGTTTAAATCGTCAGATCTAGGATTCTGGTTAAAGGCTGTGGCATGAATCTTTATTTTGCTGTAGTATTAACACCGCTAATTTCATTTTCAGTAATGTATTTCATTATCATGTAAGGATTAAAATATGTCACAAGCTAAAATCACTACCGAGCAACTTATCGAAGAGCGCATGAGCGGCCTTACACTTCGCGAGATTGCGGAAAAGTACGGTATGCACATCCGCACTGTTGAAGCTCGTCACGCAAAACTTGCAAAGGAAGGTCACTTCCACGGTAACGAGCATGTTGCTAAGAACGTACCGGAAGGATTCATGGTAAAAGGCACATCAACGATGATTCGCGGCGATGGGACCGAGGTAGTGCGATGGGTTAAGACCGATCAGGACCGTGAGAAGATTGCGGCAATGATGGAAGCAGCGCGTATTGCATTCTGTGAAGACTTGCCGCGAGCAAAACCAACTGAGCTACTCACATCGCAAGGGCTTACAACCGCTATTGGCAAGCTGGCACTCTACCCGGTGTTCGATCTTCACATTGGCGCGCTTGCTCACAAGCATGAATGCGGAGAGAACTACTCTACAGACGTAGCGGAAAAAGTGCTGAATGACTTCTTTAACTACGCGATCGATATTGCCCCGAACGCAGAGAAGGCTGTTCTGTTAATCGGCGGCGACTTCCTTCACTCAGACGGTCTTGATGCTGTTACCCCGGCAAGCGGTCACGTTCTGGATCAGGATTCACGATATGCGAAATTGGTGCATGTGGCTATTCGATCGGTGCGACGAGCTATCGACAAAATGCTGACTAAACACAAAGAGGTCGAAGTTCAGGTTATCGAAGGGAACCACGACCAGGCCGGAATGATTTGGCTACGCGCTGCAATGGCTGCATACTATGAGGACGAGCCGCGAGTATTCGTTGACGTTAGTCCTATGATTCTGCATAAGACCCGCTGGGGAAATACCTTGTTGGGATACACTCACGGTCACACGATGAAAAAGGCAGACACGCGACTTGCAGCGATGGCGGCAGACTTCCGTGCAGACTTCGGTGAAAGCAAATACGTGTATACTCACAGTGGACACTGGCACCATCAAACAATCACAGAACACTCGTTAGGTATTGATGAGGTTCACGGGCAGTTAGGCGCGAAAGATGCATACGCCGCGCGAGGCGGGTGGCGCTCATATCGCCAGGCGGCGGTAATCGTTTACGATAAACAGTTTGGTGAAATCGGTCGATTCATCTATCGTCCAGAAATGACAGGATCGCACTAATTGCTAAAAATACCCGAATGGACTCGGGTATAGTAGACACATAGAAAATAAAGAGGACATATCATGAAACGAGTTAAGTGCATCCGAAATGATTCCAAAACGCTTCCATTCCGCGTAAATCAGATCTATAGTGTTGGTTATGATTTCGGAGGTGGATTGTTTGAGATTTACGATGGTAGAGGTTCAACAATCCAAGCTCCTCTGAACGGTCATTACCTGGAATTTATTGAGCTAGATTAACAATATCATTCATAACCTTACGGGCTGGCATGGTTTACATGCTGGCCTTTTTGCGTTGTATCAAGTAAATTTGAAGGTTAAAATCAACTCACTTGTTCAAAAAATATATGGTGAGATTATGAAAGAATTTTTAACAGCGGCTACGTCCAGCACGGGCGGCGCTTCACTGGTAGGGGCGGCGACAGGGCAACTTTATATTGCTGGCGCTACATTCATTTGCTTTCTGCTTTTTGGTGCATGGGGCGCATACTGGAAGTATCGTGATAGTAAGGCAATTCAGGAAGCGTTAAACGATGGCGATCTAAATAAGGCGCTTAAGATTAGGGGGAGATAATGAGTTTAAAAAATAACGTTATAGGCGCATCGATAGGGGCCGCTTTGACGTTGACGCCTACTCTACTGGAACGAATCGAAGGTATAGAGTACGAGGTGTATTACGATATCGCCGGAGTACCTACCGTATGCAGCGGAATAACCGGGCCGGACGTCATACCTGGTAAGAAATACACTAAGCGAGAATGCGATGCATTACTGATAAAACATATCGGCGTCGCTCAGCGATACGTTGACAAGAAGGTTAAGGTTGAAATTCCGGTAACGATGCGCGCCTCACTCTACAGCTTTACTTTCAACGTTGGTACTGGCGCATTCGGATCTTCTACAATGCTTAAGCTAATCAATCAGAGTAAGCACAAGGAGGCGTGCAATCAGTTATGGCGATGGGTATACTACTACAATCCAAAAACCAAAAAGCGCGAAGTGTCTAGAGGACTCAAGAACCGACGCGCTGAAGAATACGCGTATTGCGTTAAGGAATTATGATGAAACTGAAGAAAACGTGCATTGCGATTGCGGTGGCTGTTGGCGTTATTTCTCTATCCGGTTGCTCGACGGCATCTGCTCTGAGCGGTTTAATTGGATCTAAACCGGAAGTTACGGCGCAGATTGGAGAGGAGAACACAAAGCAATTAGCAGGAGTAACCGCAAAATCCGAAGATAAGCGAGATGTTAAAGTTGAGAAGTCCAATGTAGGAAAGGTTGACTCTTCCGTGAAAAAATCAATTGAAGTGTCAACCATTAAGGCCAACACAGTTAACGCTGAAAGCATCACAGTCACTAAGCCTGGTAATTGGTACGACGCAATAGTTGTATGCACTCTCGTTTTAATTGGTCTGTTGATGGTTTATTTTTCACTTCGTAAGGACGGAAAAAAGGAGGCCTAGCCTCCTTTTCTTTTATGCGTCTTCCCACATATAACTCTCGTTTGTGAGTTTTGCGTATTCGCGAACCTCAATCTCGCAGGTTTCGCCGTACATCTCAGCGACCTTCTTCTCGTTCGCTACCGCCGTTTCTTCAGTCCATCCATCAGCATTGCTGTAAAGTGTAGGAATCTCACTGCTAGTGCCGTTAGAGTGGTTGTAAACGCGAACTACTAAAAATTTGTTAGCCATGATGTTTTCCTTCAGGTCGTTTCATTTCGATGAAACAAATATACCCGATACGAGATCGGGTGTTTTAACAAAAAGTGCTATTTGTACCTTTTCACATGAAGGAGCAACTCCCCATCCTGATTGCAAAGGTTGTGTTCGCTGTCATTGTTGGCCCTCATTGAAGTAAGTAACAGGCTGAGTAACCCCTGTTCAAATTCTTCCTTTGTAAGCTGGAGTCTTGCGCACAATTCGACGTTCCGATCTATCAATGTTTCTACGTTCGCCAAACAAATCCTCATCACTCATCTCTCCAATATGCATCATTTCCCATGTATACCGATTGTTGTAACCATCAATACACATCAGCTTCATCATTACCGGGCGCTTAATCTTTCCCTTGCACCAGTAAACACCATCCTTGCGATCCAAGTAACCCTCAGTTACGCAACGAGAGCAAAACTCCTTAGATAGCGCACTTGTAAATTCACGGTGAGTCATTCCAGCAGCCTTAGCAAATCGCTCACTTTCCTTGTGGGCGTATATAAATTTCGCTATGTGCTGTCGGGTGTATTTGTCGTAACCTTCGCAGAACCTGAACAGATCTAAAAGAAGCAGCATATCATTAACCCATCAGTCTAGGATTGATGAAAACAATATCATCAATGCGGCAAGTGTAGTTCATCTCTTCGAGCGTGATCAGCAGGCTATCGATTCGCTCAGATACTTTCTGTTGACCGTTGAACGGAGTAACGTTCCGGCACTTTGCAACGATGCTATGAATAGGAGCGCGCCCTTTATTCTTCTTTGCGATCTCAGTGATAACATCAATCAGCTTACGAGATTCAGCCTCATCACCAGCATACCCGGCAGCGCTGGCAGACGACAGATAAGTCCTGGAAAGCTCATTGAAGATCATGATTGCTTCCTGCATTGTTTCAAGGTCAATCTCACGGTTGGAACGGTTCGGTGATTCACCCTCCCAATTCTTGATCGTGTGGAGAACTGAAGCAATACGCAAGGCGTGCTTATCGAACTTGCCGAGATGACCGCGTAGCATTGAGTGAGAGTATTTCCCACCTGCGGCGAAATCCGGTTCCATCGCCTGACGCGAAAGGTTTAATTCACGCATAGCATTACGGCTTACAGAAAGAACAACGTTTTCCTCCTTCATAATGTTGTGCACGAGTCGATAATATTTACTCACCAATCCTCGATCGACTTCCTTATACAGTGCATCACCATTTTCATCGCAAAGGATACGAGTGCCTAAAAGAGGTTCCTCACGAACAAGAAGGAAGCGCTCAGATACGCCGATTCCTCGTTGGCCTGCGTCCATGATACCCTTGATTGTTTCATCCTGCGCAATAACGCAGATGGAACCGACCGGGCAAAGGGACAAGTTGTTATCCTGGTTGGAACGCGCTACCTCCATATGGTTTTTATCCCACGCCTTAAGGATAAGCTCACTATTTGATTTCTTGTCTGAACCACCATAAGTCAGGCCGAGCAATGTATTGATTGCTGTCGCCTCATCAGAGATTACGGAGAAATGACCTTGAACAGCGGCTACCTTCGCAAGACCTTCAGGTGTAGGATCTGATACCGCGAAAACAATATCAGCCATCTTCTTGATCTTCTCTTCCAGTTTTTCCTTGTCCTCGTACAGCGCCGCCGTCGTGTTACCCTTCGGGTCGTTTTTAATTTCCTTCTCGACCTGACGTAGCTGACTGGTTAAACGGATACGTTCCTTTTTTCGCTCTTCATTCAGTCGCTGAATCTCTGCGCGCATAGGCGTAATCGCTGCGGAGTTAATCGCAGATTTACCTGTTGAAGGTGGCTGGCTGATTACCATGTAAAGAGCGGTAGGTTGTTCTTCTCCGTGATATTGCACCCAAAACTTCCCGAGCATCGCGGCTGAGATGCACCCAATGAAATGAGCGTACGCAGACGAAACAGGGAACTGTACAGACTCGGCCTTTGCTTTTGCATATTCGAATACCAGGTTATCGCCACCTAACGAAATCAGAGGGAACTTATCGTTGCCGCTATTGATATCGATCGGATCTTGCCAAAATGAAACTGAGTCACCATAGCTGTTTTCACGAATTGCGATTGCCACCGGATTAACTCCAGTGCTATTGGCGATCTCAATAATCTGTTGGTAATTCAGTTTTGGCTTAATATTAAACATCACAATAAACTCCTTAGTTGACGGTGTAAATGATACACCGCCAATGGTATACGCTTTTTGCAAAAAGTGCTATTGGTTATAAGTATTTGGCCTCAAAGGTTGTGCCGTCTGCGATACTAAAACCAACCTCTTCGCGAAACAAGGTCCATCGACAACCATCTTCATCAAAGATGTAACCAGCTACGCCACCGAGAGCGCGACCGCTTTCAACCTGGTAACGCTTGCCAACTTTGAATGATTTTTTCATTGGGTTGCGATGGTCAAGCCCGGTGCACTTGAGCGTCTTTGTTTTCAACTCAGTGAACTTCGCGAAGAAGATTTCATCAGATCCGTGAATCTGTAATTCATCATGCTTTTCAAGTTTTAAATACTTGCCGCATTTTAACTTGATTTCACGAGTGCCATCATAGCGCTCACGACCCTTGTATAGGTTGTTTACTTCAAATCCTGTGATTTTATCTGTGTAAGTGCATTTCAGTTTGATGGATTTCATTTCGTTAACTCCTGATTGGTTATCTTGAATAAGGTCACTTTATCAAATGACCTTACGGCAATATTAACAAATCGTGCTATTTACCAGGGAATATAATCGTCGTCGTCTTCATTAATATCATCACTAGGTAATTCAAAGTTAGGATCGTATTCGCTTTCAGCATCCATATCCATATCGCCAAGAGCCTCATCAAGTGTTATTTCTTTATATGCAACCTTGATGCACCATTCGGCACTAAGTCCAGCATCAAGCGCTGCAAAATAACGGGTCCAAAAATTATCCTGCTCCATTAATTAACTCCATGAATTAATATAAATTGAGCTTGCTTCAAGCGTAGCACGAACATCGGCATCTGTTGCATTTACTAAGCGCGAGCCTGGCGTGCTGCCGATAACGTTATTACCGTTACGAGTCTTAGTTACCGTCATTGAAATAAAGCCGGAAGACTTATCCATTTTGATAACTACACGGCCTTTCGCGTTCAGGTGCTTGATGATATTCTCAACTTTAATGCTCATTTTTAATTCCTTTGTTTGTTTGATGTGGGAGTAATATACCTTACTCCCTGATGATTGTCTTTAGCTATTCGTGCTATCAGTACTCAGAAATTACTTTGCACTCTTTGATTGTGCCGCCTAGAACTACTTTCTGCATCATTGCTTTTTGTTGGCTATCGTAAACGCGAACATTTTTTACGCTGTTAAATTTGCCAGTATAGAAAGTGTGAATATAAATCATTTTTTACCGTCCCAAGTTTGATACGCCGTCACCAGGTTGATGCTATGATCGAACTCATCAATGCTTAGCGATCCGATTCGAACCAATTCTTTTTCATGCTTGATATCAATCATCCTGCCATATGGATGACCTGGAACGTATTTGAACAGTCGCTTGCTGTCGGCAATGTCGGCATTGATCCCGTAGAATCTACCTACCGCCGCCTTCACGCGCTCCATGATATTTTTTTCGTGAATTGCCGCCGCGTTATTCAGTGCCGCAACCGTGCTTCCGTTAATCTTCGGTGACTTCGTTGTGATTTTGTAAGTGTGGTTCATTACTCCCCCTTAACCATTCAGGATAGCTTTCGCGCTTCATCAATGATAACAGGTTCGAGGCGCTCAAGTCGAACGCGGAACGTGTTCATAAATCCCTCGTTGTTCTTCAATAATTCGAAGGCATCCGTAGCTTCAATTGCGCTATTTCCCATGTAGGCAACTACTCTCTTTTGCGTCTTGCGTGAGATCGCAACCACGCGGTAGATATTATCACTCATACAATGCCCCCTTAACACGATCCGCAATGCAGGAGTTTACAGTGATTGAGTAGTTAGCCACGCCCCATAATGCAATATTGCCAAGCTCGGTACGCATTGATGGATTGTTAAGCTGGATTATTGTCTCTCCAGTATCATTATCAATAAAGCGAGACACGCCTAAATGGTCCACCACGCGGGTTACTCGGTTCACGCACTCCATTGCATCACTTACACCGTAATAAGCGCTTAGAGCGGCTCTCACTGCCTTCTCTTGCTTGTTGTAAATCTTGCGAGCAATGTTCTCGATCGCTACGTTCTCTTTCTCGTCAGTCTGGATTGCTGTGCTTGCTGAGAAGTCAAGGTCTACGAATTGTTTAAACATGTAATCACCCTCTAAAACTATCAATTGTATCGTTGATGTATTTCACTTGCGCCTCTACGTCAGACGTGGCTATATACTGGAATGTATCGTAATCTTCCCAAAGGTCGACAAGCTCAACCTTTGTATGATGCTCTTTTAATCCACCCATGTGACCGTAATGTGTGCGGTAGACGATGAATCCCTCATCATTGGCGCGCTGGATTGCTTTCTTCAATCCGGGGTGTTTAATTGCCATCTTATCAATCTCCTGATTGGTTGGTGTGTTCACTATACCCCGATTCCCTTCGAGGCGTTTAGCAAAAAGTGCTATTTAGAATTTTACATCTTCAACAAGCTCAACCATTTTGTAACCCAAGCGATAAGAGTCGCCGAACAACAACAGACCCATAAATTCATCGTTGGTTATTGACTCCTTGCCAACAGTTTTAAGCTCTCCGTTGTGAATCACGGTATCGCCTATCTTGATCTCTGATTTATGAACTAATTTTGTTTTCATTTTCTGACCCGTTAATTAGAAGAAAGATACGTAGTTTGCAATACCTTTAGCGTCGTCGTTAGGCATTGCTTTGATAGCCAGGTCATAACCAGCCTCGACCTTCTGCTTTGCTGACTCTTCGTTGTATCCCCAAATAACCAGGATCTTAACTACGTTTTCTTTGCTCAGGACTTTAAGGTCTTTAGTGATGCGAAGTGCCATTTTTGTTTTTCCTCAATCTCGTTTCGATGAGGTAATTATGCCAAATCACACCGATCGAGTTTTAACAAAAAGTGCTATCCGCGATAGCTTTAAAAAATCCCCTGGGCGACAGGGATCGTATCAACTTAGTTTTGGCAGATTTGCCGCCCAGCTTGTTTTGCTGTGCAGAGTACCCGTCAGGCAGGTTTACAGGTTTTCTCTCGGGCATGACAAAATCGCCAGAGGTCCAAAGACAAGTTTTCTTCGGATAAGCATCGCGCGGCGCAATATACATCGGGAACCAGGGATGTGAGTCATTCTCAGGAAGATAGCCGCCATACTCCCAGGGATTGAAGGAGTGATTTGGTTTTCTCCACGCAGACGACAGGACGCTCACCGGATTCTCAATGATGTAAGTCACGCCCAGGCTATCTCCAATGTTCGCAGCAATCCGGGCGGTGGCGACAGCTTTCTCCTGGAACAACGGATCACGTTCACGCTTGCTGGCAAAGTGGCGAGCACCACTAACAGCCAGGTCAGTGCACGGCGGGAAGGCTATAATGAAATCCGGCTTGCCATACACGCCAGCTATAGCATCACGCTCAAACGCTGCGTCAATGAACACGTTCACATACTCAATGTTCGGATGCTCCACTCGGGCATTGTACTTTGCATAATCCCCGTGATCGGCTCCGTCAAAGTTGAAGCACATCACCTTGTGACCTTGCTTAGCCAGTTCATGACCTGCAAGGCCGGAACCGTCGAATAGCGACCAAATCAACTTCATTTTGCGATCTCCTTTTTGTAGTGATTCAGCTTGTCGATGATTGACTTCGACTTGTTGGCTAGCGCCATGTCAGAGAACAGAGCCACGCGATAGATGTGTTCGTAACGATTAATGGCCGCGTTGATGTTTGCAATATTCATGTCGATTCCTCTGATTGGTTGATGTGATGAATCATACACTGCCAGCCTGACCAGGTCGTTAGCAAAAAATGCTATTCCAATAGTTGCTCATTATTCCACCAGTAATGGAATATCTGGAATAATTGCGATCCCGATTGATCTCGAATGATGAAATGTGATTGTTGCATGATGTGCAACTGTTGATGTGATTGTTGCTTGGAATGCAATGATTGTGAGAGGGAGGATTTAGTGTTACCCGGTTCGCCTGGTAGTCATCTCCATTTTTAGCAAAACGTGCTATCGATTACACTTTAACTTGTCACGACTGTAATATTTGTCTAGAATCGCACTTGTGACAAAATTACGCACTGTGACGCATAACAATAGACATGTAGATATATGTATATATATAATATATATAGTGTTTTTTTATTTATATATATAGATAATCATATTGTAATGGTTGTGTATAGCCGTCTTACATTGTCTAGCGTACTGTTGGCATATTTCTATCTGCATGTTTATATATACAGTACTTTTTTGAGAGCCATATATTTCTATATGGACCCTAGACAGCTAGACAAATGTTACACAGCTTAAAATTGGCTCGCAGGCATTGACAGCCCTACATTGCGCCGTCACAATGGCAATTGTTGACATGTTATGACAACATTTACACATCAATAGACAAATAAGGATGAATTATGAGCAATACCAATCAGGAATTAAAAATCACCGATATGATTCGACTAACCTGCGATGCAATGTACCGCGACAAAGGCATGACCGAGTTCTCTTTCGTGGCTGATGATATGGCCATCGAGGCCGCGCGATTCTACTTCCGTGGCCAGGAGGTAAGCGATGCCGATCTTGAATCTGCCGCTGCCGGATGGGTGGACCAGAACCAGGGGGAGGTAGAGAAGAGATTCAAGTCCGCTTTCATTACTCCGATCATTACCCGGCACTTTTGCAAGTACGGCAAGGTGGCAAAGGTGAAGGTAGGCCGGAATGACGCGGCAATCACAATGATAACCGTTATCGTTACAGACGAAGAGGTTCCAGTGAAGAAACGCCGTAGCCGGAAAAAAGTTAGCCTGGCCGACTGCCTGGATTCGTTTGATGTTGATGTTAGCAAGCTATCCGATAGCGAGTTAATGGTTCGTGATGTGAATGAGATCGTGCGCCAGATGAAAGCGCATATTGAAAAGTGTGGACTGTAACGCTGATAGGTGAAATAGCACTTTTTGTTAAAGCTCGGTCGAGCGGATCGGGTATTATCTTTTCATCGACACGATACAGAGGAAACGAAGATGGAAACGCAAATTGACGTAGTGGTTGTTCAGCGGGACTCAACTCATGAAAAGGGTCTTTTCAAGAAAGGAACCGAAATCACGATCGACCTTGAGGATATGGTTGCGTATCACTCGGGCCTTACCTGGAACGTGGTGCGCGTAGGGAGCGACTACAAACTCAAAGGCTTTAACACTTACTTTGCGGAGGCTTAATCATGGCGACAATTACCGTATTTCTTGCTAAAGATGAACTTGACGATGAAATGTCATTCTTCGCATTCGAGCACAAAACCGGATCGCACTGGCACACTTACAGCCATTACACGGTTATCTCAATCGAAGCGTACGACGGCGAACTGCTCACTGATAAACTGAGTAATTTCATTGAAGCCGTTAAAGCTAGCGGCGGCTGCGAGTGGAAGGAAGATCACGAAGTTATGCGAATGCTTGAGATGGTCAATCCGGTTCGACTTGAGTCTTTCGAGCTTGATTCTGACGTGAGCATTAAGGTGAGAAAGCCGGGTGAGTTGTTGCCGGGGATGCGTGTGCTGACTGGTTACTCAGGTCGTAAAGTGTGGCGAACCATATCGAAGATTCGCCAGCGTTCGGCAACATGCTATAGCGTATTCTTTGATGACGGCTGGAATGAGGTTGCTGGTAGTAACGTGAAGTATCTTACCAAATAGCACGAATTGTTAAAACAGGATCGGGGTATCTTGCTATAGTTACCCCATCAAAACGAGATACCAATCAGAGGATTCACCATGTCAATCGTCAAGAACCAACAAGCCATCGACTCAACCAGCCACAACCGCTTTGCTATTTTCATCACATCTATAGGTCGCCGATTTGCAGTTAAGGCCGCGCCTGGTGGATACAAAACATACATGGAGGATAACGGGAAATGGGTGTGGTGCGAAAACCTAGCCAACTTCCTGGTATGGAACGCAGACCTGCAAGGATTCGATGATATCAGCACTTTAATTGAGGAGTAAATAATAATGCCACGTTACAGTAACCTAACCAAACTAGTCCGCGTCAACGGGCATATGATCCCGGCTAAATCTACTCACTGCGCGAAAGGCGCAAAGCACGGATTATATTTCAAGTGGCGCGGTCAATGGAACTTCACGGCGGTGAGCAATTTTTACATGCGAGTTCCAGGTGATGACCCGCAATCGGTAGTAGAAAACTCAATAGGTGACAACAAGATCGAGGTGCTAAAATGAACTTCAATACAATAGCTCTATGGTCTGCCGTCTGGTTCTTCTGCATGGGTCACGTTATGGTCGGCATCGTGGTAATGCTTCCCCTGTGTGCGGGGGCGTTCGAATGATGCGAATATTGATTTGCATGATGGCGGCTGTCGCCCTGGCTATCCTGGTAGTGTCCGGCTGCGGCGAGGTCAAAGAGCGATGCCATGAAACCGGGAGCCAGGCTACTACTTTCGTGATGGTTGGCAATGTTTTGCTACCAATCACATCAAATGAGATCACTTGCGAATAGGATTTAACAATGGCTGATTTTATGCACCAAATGATTGCAGTATTCAAAGGTAGTGAGGACCAGGAAGTGAAAGAGTGCTTTACCGTTGACAAGCCTTATAGTGCGTCGCTAACCAGCTTCGGTAACGTCTCATTGCTTGATGATAATGGCGACCCCTGGGTATTCGACGAAGATACTGATTGCTTCGAAATTAAAGAATAGCACTTTTTGTTAAAACTCAATTCCGGGGTTGCGATATAGTAACCCCATCGATAACGAACGAGGATTTATCATGAAACTGCGGTGCATTGAATCAAATCAAATTAACTACTCAGAAGGCTTCGAATATGTCGCTCAAATCGATAGCTTTACAAACAAAAGCGGAGAGGTTATTGATGTGGTTCATGGAGTGTATACGTGGTTCTACTTTGACAAGAAAGCGCTAACAGCAACTAAGCACAATGGCGATGTGGTGGCTAAATTTAAACGTGAACAATGAGGATTGAAATCATGAAAATTAAATTACTTTGCACTGGCGGTTACAAGGGCTTTACTCGCGACCTGGAATCTGACCCTATTATCGTTGACGCCGTGAAGTGCGATGATAGCACGGGCGGCTACCGCGTAAAGGTCGATGACCTGGTTAAAGCTGGCGTGTACGATCTCGATTACGGCCTATCGGTTAGTCCAGTATTTGGCCCGGCTGACTTCAACGAGAATGACGGAACGATGTTCTTTTTTGAATGGGAAGTTCAGGCAAACATCAAGCCGCGAAAGGTTCGGCTTCTAAACAATGGCGGGTATCCTATGCGCCCTGGTTATGAGAATCGCACGTTCCCGGTTATTGTTGACTTTGAGGAAATTACCAGCACCCTGGCTTACGTTGGCAATGAACAACTCAATGCTGTAGGTTTTTGGGGTGGGATGAATAAAGAGTCACTTTGCTTCTTCCATCGCGACTCCGAACCGTTCTCTATTGAGTGCGAGCTAGTCTACTAAGCACGAATTGTTAAAAGTGGATTCGTCCTGACTGGTACAATCCCCACATCGACCACTAAGAGGAAATCATTATGTTGAAATTAAACGAGATTAAATTCCCTGTAGTTTTTAACACTATTAGCTGCGGTAAAATAACCTGCCATAGCAAAGAACGCGCGACAGACTCGTCACTTAATGAGTGTCACCCGTCGATTGTTTGCAATCTTATTGATTTGCACAACAAGCATAACCCCAACAATATTTCATCTCTTCCTTATTATGTTGAGTATGTTAGTTCTGGCTGGAAGACTGGTCGAGCCATCTTTCACGCGGCAAAGCCAGAAATCAAGCCGATGCTACAATGCACTCAAATCGAGAACATGCCACTTAGCGCAACGCTAAAAGGTGTCCAGATTA